CCATTAGTGGACTTAGTAAAAAATATAGAGCATATATGGTGTATAGCCTTAAAGATAGATAATAATCCTACTAAGATATATACTTGTGAGAAAGTAGATAATTCAGATGGATTGTTAGATGAAGCTAAGGCTATACTAGACTCTGCTGATGTCATTATAGGTCATAATATCTGTAAGTTTGATATTCCTATCATAGAACGTCTAATAGATAAGATTAGAGCTAAGAGTCTAGTAGATACTCTAATAGATGCTAAGCTTACTTTACCTAAAGACGTTTTAGCGGAGTTTGATAAATCTAGGGCTGTAATACCTCCTAATCTATATGGCAGTTATAGCATTAAAGCTTTTGGATTTAGATTAGGTCTAGTTAAATTAGACTATGATGATTTTGCTAATGGATTAAATCAAGAGATGATGACTTATTGTAAAAGAGATGTAGATGTAACTTATAAGCTTTATAATGAGTTAATTAGAAAAGAAAGGTATCCATCTAAGTCTATTAGAGAATGTGAATATAGAGTAGCTTCTATTATCTTTGACCAACAGGAATATGGTTGCTATTTCGATATAGATAAAGCTAGAAAAGAATCAGCTAGATTACAGATGCACTCTATAGGTCTAGAGCAAAAGCTTAGAAAGCAATTTCCCCCTATGTTAGTAGCTGATGGAGATGTAGTAATTCCTAAGAGGTCTAATGTGAAGAAGCTAGTATTAGATTCTACTAAGCCTCTAGGTTTATTTACTCCTAAATATCAACTTCCTATTGGTAAGAATGGTAGATTTGTAAAATATAAAGGCATATTGAGAGATAAGCCTTTTAGAACTATAGATATTACTACTACTGAAGGATGTGCTTATCAAAAGCTAAAGTTACAAGTATTTAATCCATCTAGTAGGCAACAGATAGCTGATAGGCTTATGAGAGTCTATGAATGGAAACCAAAGGTATATACCGAGAAAGGAAATATAGTAATTAACTATGAGACACTTGATAGTAATTTTACTGATGACGATGAGTCTAATGGCTAGTGAAGCTTCTGATATTACTCTAATCAGAACTAGGCTTTTAAGTATAGAAACTATGCAAAAAGAACAAGTAGATTTACAGCGAATGATATATAGTGTTTTAAACGCAAAAGAATGCACTCTAAGCGATAGTAACACTAGTACTAGTATAAGTACTAACCTTTACATTCAAGAGCTTGAGAAACGTGTTATTTGGCTTAAAAACATCATATATCTATTAGGCTTTCTACTAGGACAATGTTTACTGCTAGGAGTATGGGATGGAATTAGACGAAGCTAAGAGTTTATTAAAAGACTATCTTAAGACTAATAAAGACCTTAGTATGCTCTGTACTGGAGCAGGTAGTTTTATGAATTGTTATAATCTTAATACTCATAGAATACACGGTAAAGTAGACTCTTTAGGGGCTAATACTGGACGTATGACACATAATTCCCCTAATATGACACAGCTTAGTAAAGACCAGTTTATGAGGGAACTTATATGTGTTCCTGAAGGTAAGTTATTTGTAGATGTAGATGCTAGTGCATTAGAGCTAGTAATGCTAGGTCATTATTTGAGTAAATATGACGATTACTACTATGCTAAAGTTGTAGAACACGGAGATAAATCTAAAGGTACTGACGTTCATACAGTAAATCAAAGAACAGCTGGACTGGAAACTAGAGATGCTGCTAAAACGTTAAATATAAGCGCCAATAGATAGGAAACTTCTATTGGGATTAAGGTTAATTCAGGGAAACTCCTTATATAAGGACAATCCTGAGCCAAGCTTGTTATTCATTTAAAATAAGAGTATTGGAGCAAGTCATACAAAAGAATTAAAAGAATATCAAGAAGGTGCAACGACTATCCAGTAATGGAGTAGGATATAAGCTAATGATATCCGAAATGCCTTATAGCTAAGGGTAATTTGCCTATGCTAAAGATATAGTCTGAACTCTATGGTAACATAGAGAAGTTCATAAGAGAACTCCTTAGAACTTGCGAATCTAAGGGAACACATTGTTATTTATGCGACATTATACGGAGCTGGTATGACTAAATTAGGTCATATGCTATATAAAGGTCAAGAGTTTGATTATACTAGTGATGAGTATGCTATAGCATCTGATAGTATATCCTCTAGAAGCAAAGAAATTAATGGAAAGCTTTATTATCCAGTTAATAAGACTCAATATGCTCCAGTAGATGATGAATTAATTAAAGCTACTATCTATGCTACGAAACTTACTAGTAGATTCAAGAGTGGTACTAAAGGTTATAATGAATTAGTAGAGGATTCTACTGCTAGAGCTATAGCAGATAATCTTTACGGCTTAGATGGTAGAAAACTTTATTGTAGAAGTCCTCATAGTGCTTTAAATCTATTATTACAATCTGCTGGAGCTATTTATATGAAGTATTTATTAGTTCATATAGACAATATCTTAAGAAGTAAGTATAAATATGATAATGATTTTGCTTATATATTAAACGTTCACGATGCCCTTAGTTTCGAGATTAGACCTGAAATTAAAGACGAGTTTGGTTCTATATTAGAACAGAGTTTTATAGATACTAGCTATGAGTTAGGTCTAAAATACCCTATTCACGGAGAACCTAAGTTTGGTAAAAATCAATGGGAGACACATTAATGAATATATTACAATTAACAGACGAGTTTAAAGAGAGTATCTATAAACTAGATAAATTACGAGTAGATTCTACTGTATCTTACTTAGCTTTAGATGATAAGTTAGAAGCTATAAGAGGTATGCTGTTTCTATTTAAACCATCATTAGCAAATGGTACAGATACAAAGGATAATTTCTATGATAATGTATTATTTGGATATCCTCATAAAACAGACAAATTTGATGAATTATCTAATATAGTTAATAAGTATCTAGGAAATGTAAAAGATGAACTAACTTATCTACACAGGGAATTAAACTCTATATTAAGAGAGACACCTTATATATCTAGAGTACATTACTCTTTTGATACTCAATCAGTTTTTATAAATCTAACTGATGAGAATGTTAAAGACTTAGGCAATACTATTAGAATAGATACTAATAGTGGTGTAGATTATATAATTAATTGTGATTCTGATGTAAATACTGAAGGTATCATAATATTACTATTATCTAATATTAAACCTGTAGTAGATAGAGTAATTAAGAGTTAAAGGATTCTGTATGAATATACGAAAACTATTCCATAAGTGTAATGCTGAGTTACGTAAATTAAATCTAGATTTTGGCTTAAAGACTAATTCTTTTGTCTATACTGTTACTGATGATGATAGGTTATATGGAGAGATAGAAATCCAAAACTATAACCATATGAATGATAGAGCATTTGATGCTGACTTTTTCAATAAAGTAGTATTCATATATCCTGATAATCTTACTAATCAGTTTAGTAATGTCTATGATTTAATTGAGGAGTTCCTTTTAACTCTTAAGAAGTTTCTCTTAGATTTACGAGAGCAGATAAGTAAAGCATTAGATTATAAGTACAATATTAATTTAAAATGTGATTTTGAGGATATGAAAATCAAAGTATTCATTGAACATAAAGAGGAAGGAAATACCTTTAGTATTTCTACTATTAATATCGCACAGAGTATGTTTGATTATACTTTCTATCATAGAGATATGGAAAATACTATGAAGACTATTATAGAGGTATTATCTAAACTAAGTGAAGTGTTAAAGGAGGATTAATGTATTTAAGAGAAAGAACTGGTTTATTCAGAAAAGACGTATTTGGTCAATTTAACTTAAAGATACTTTCTACTACAGAAAATCTCTTATTAGATTATAATGATGGCTTGATATGCAGAAAATTGGCATTAAATGATAGAGAAATAGAAGCTAAGAATAATAAAGAACAGTGGCTTTATGACTATGTTAAAATATTCTATCCTATGCAGATTAATCTACTAGGCAAGCAAAGAATAGCTATTCTAGAGCTATTAATTAAACAGTATCTTAAGAATATCTGTTATTATATAGCTACTTTACAGAATACTTTGTATAGTAAAAACTATAGAGTATCTATAGAGTTTAATCCTTATAGAATGTTAACTTTCATTAATGTAGATATGTATGAGCCTTATGATGATATGCACGGAATTAATGAAAAACATATGGAATATATAGAAGCTGTATTACATAAAAATATAAAATATACAGTTACTTATGACCCTGATATCTATTCTACTTCTAAAGCTATGGAACTATTAGGTAAACTAGATGAGGAGTTTATAAAACAAGATGCTATCTATAAGGAAATTGAATGCAAAGCTTAGCAGCATTTAAGATAGTCAATCTAACACCTCATCCTGTAGTAGTAGATGTACCTGGTAAAAATAATCGAGTAGGTTATAGATGGACATTTAAACCTAGTGGTAAGGTAGCTAGAGTTAAATCTACTATTAGAGAGATAGGTCAAGGATTATTCATTCAAGAGTTTGGAGAATTAGAAGGTTTGCCTATAAATACTAAGGACAATACTTACTATATAGTATCTAGTATAGTACAGCAGTATTGTAAGGCTAATAAGTTAAAAGTCAAGACTTTATGTCCTTTGACTTCTAAAGCCATTAAAGATACTAATGGCAATATATCATCAGTTCCAGGATTTATAATATGACTAAATGGGAAATAACTCAAGTAATTTTATTGCTCATAGCATTCTTTGCAGCTTATATAGTGGTGATGAATCTATGACATTAGATTATATAGGTAAAAAGCTAAAAGCTATCCCTAGAGTAAAAGTTCGACTAGAGAAACTATCTAGGTCTAAGAAGTATCTTGTATGCTCTTGGGATAGCTTAGGAGAGACGAGAAGCCTTAGGGTATATAAAGATACCTCTAAGGCTCTAACGTTTAACTACGATGATTTATGGTGTACTAGCAGCTGTTTTTATATAACAGAGGAATCTACACATTACTATATTCATCTAGATGAATGTAAAATTATGGTGATAAAGCAATGAAAATACTATCTATGACTACTATGAGAGATAGTCTAGACTTACCTGTATATGAGAAATATGTAGAGAAGCGTTCTACTCATACTGCTGTACTTTTAGTAGTAGCTGAATGTACTACTTGTAAACATACAGAAGTCTTGACTTTTCCTATTAATTCAGTAGAGGAAGCTGTTAGATTATTAAAAGACTTAATAGCTTGTCAAGATTGCTCACAATGTAGTGATATAAAACATTAAGTTAATTTCTGTTATAAAGCCATTTTAATTTCAATATGAGGAGTTAAAATGGTAGAACATAAGAGGTCAATAGCTTATTTAGCTTTTGACCCTGGATTTAAAGGTGCTATGGCTATGCAGATTGATAATAAACCTGCTCAAGCCTATGCTTATAATACAGACACTTATGCTAGAGTACTCTATGACTTATCAGAATCTCCAGATTTAATAGTTAAAGCTTACATTGAGGGAGTTCATTCTATGCCTAGACAAGGTGTAAAGAGTGTATTCTCTTTTGGTACTAACTTTGGAATAATCCAAGGAATGCTTATGGCTAATTGTATTCCATTTACATTAGTAAATCCTAGATTATGGCAAAAACACTTTGAAATTAATGAACGAGATAGAAAAGTAAGAAAATCTAAAATATGTGAGAGAATGCAAGAGAAGTATCCACATATTAATTTCTATTCTGAAAGAGGTGCTTTATTAGATGGCATAAGTGATGCTCTAGCTATACTTACATATGCTAGAGATGTTAATTTAAAGGTGTGAAATGATTACAGAGAATGAATTAGTAGAGTTAAGGCTTAAACTTAAAGACTATCCATTAGAACATAATCTAATAGCTTATTTACTTCAAACTTTAGCTTATATGTTAGAAAAACCAGAATGTACTTCTGAAGCTTTAAGAGGTATGCTTCAATCAGTTATTCAATATGTTCCAGCAAATAAAGAACTTAAAATCTATAGACATATGAATAATATCAGATGCTGCTATAGGATTAATAGCTACATTATGAAAATGGCTGGATATACTCCTGATTTAAAGCTAGAAGCTAGTGATGAACTATTAGAGGAGTTTATTAGTTATCTCTTAATATGGCTAGATAAATTAGGCTATTGTAATATGGATTATTTAGCTAAAGGACTATAGTATGGGTCATATGAAAGAGATAAAGGCTAGTTTCTATTCAGATGCTAATCCTACTAGAGCATTACATTCCTTTATGTGTAGTAACACTATGGAGTGGTATCTATTAAAGTACGAAAAATGCTATAAGACAGGTTTTACTAGAGAACAGATAGAGGAATCTATGCTAGCTTTAAAGATGAGAAATAAAGTATCTCCTACTAGACGAGGAACTTTAATTAGAAACTTTGTAAGGATTCTAACTTCATTCTATCGCTATAGATTTGACAGAGTAAAGTTTGACCTTAGAGTAGAGAAATTAACTAAGAGGAAAAGTAGACCTAGAGGATTAAAGAAAGGAGTAAAGACTAGTGACACACAAAAATGAACTAGTATCAGTAGCAGTTATTCGTAAAGCTCTAAAAGAATGGAGAAAAGAAAGACATCTAACTAAAGAAAGTCAGCTTAGTGGTCTAATAAATAATCTACTAGAGGAAGTAGAGGAGTTTAAAGAAGCTAAAGACGACTATGAAAAGATAGATGCCTTATGTGATATGGCAGTATTTGCTTTTAATGTTCTAAATGATAATTATGAAATAGTTATAGACATAACAAAACCCTCTAGAGAACACTTAGGAAATGCTACAGCTCTAGAAGTTACTGTTTTAGGTCTAAGTGAGGATTTAAAGAAACACCCTGATATATCCAATGAGCTATTAGTAAACTTTATTGAACTTCTTTTCTCTAATATCTACTATCTAGGTTTTAATTGGTTTAAATCTATGATTGAAACTATCAAGGAGATTAACTCTAGAGTAGGTAAATGGGATGAATCTAAAAAGAAGTGGATTAAAGACAAATCACCAGAAGCAGTGGCTAAATGGTATAAAGCAAACTATGAGGAATGTAGGAATGAAATGTAAGTTTATTAAAATTAATGATATTTACATCAAGTTTAAGTGTATACGAAGTATTAGAGCGTCTGATGTAGCTACGAGTATTACTTTATTAGATAATTCTATAATAGAACTAGCATTTACTCAGCCTCTAAATAAAGTATATCAGCAATTTGAAAGTATGCTTAATAAGTATGTTCAACAGCAATTTATTTATAAAAACTCTACAGATAAAGGAATACTAGATTTAGACTATATAGCTCAGAATCCTCAGAATGTTATAGATAAATTACTATCAGAAAAGTTCTTAGAACATTTAAAACTAGCTTGTATAAGTTTATATGAACCTAATGATTGCTTTGCTAATAGCTATAAATATGGAGGTTATAAGCAGATATTTAAGGATGATATTATTAGATGCTCTGTATTGAAAGAAGCTAAGCCTATAGAATATTATAAGAATAATATGGTCTTTATAGGTGAAGTAGATTATAAAGGATTAAAATTAGTCTACTTCATAGATAAAACTCTATATCAAATATCAGGGCTTGAGGATACTAAGCTATTAGACTATATCATTAGTCAAGCTGAAAAGATTAAAGATAATGCTAAATATTACTATTAGGAGTATATGAATGCTAAAGTTTAGAAATGCTAATAAATTATTATTAGTTACTTCAGATTGTCTGATAGAGGTATCGGAAAGCACTCTAAGTGTATGTGTAAATGGTAGTTCTATTGTTAGTAAAATACCAGATGAAGTACGCTCAAAGATGACTCCTAGACGTATGAAGTTATTTAAGAACTACGTCTATGACATTGTATGTAATCCTGAGAGGACTATTAGACTTCCTATGATACTACCTCCAGATTATTCTGATTATATTAATCTAGATATTCTTGCTGAGAATGCTTATGTATTTTCTAAAGCTTTATTACATAAAGAGTTATATGATAAGTTAGAACATCATTTATTAGAACGTGATTTATCTTATCCTTTCTCTTATGAAAAAACAGGTAGACAAGTAAATCTGTTTAATATAGCTATAGAAACACAACTATCTAAAGACTCGTTAGTTAAAGGTACTATTGATGGTATTCCATTCATTATTGATTGGATACCTTCTGAACTTAGAGTATTATCTACAAGTGAATATCTTGATTATTCTGGTGCTATGAAATCTTTTCCAAAGGAGTTATGATGAACAATACTACTATATGGCAATTAGTTAAAAACGCTGAGGAATATAGTAGAGATACTAGACCTGTAGCTTGTATAGCAGTGAGTACTAATTCTACTCATCCTATAGTATCTGTAGGCTTTAATGATAGTGCATTGAATATGCCTACTAGAGACGAGAATAAAAGGACTCTACCTACAGTAATACACGCAGAAGTTAATTGCTTGATTAACTATCGAGGTAGTGATGAGATTATACTTTATTGTTCTTATGCTCCTTGTATAAATTGTGCTAGTGCAATTATACAATCAGGATTAGTAAAAGAGGTATGGTATAAAGAGTTACTCAATTATGACAAAGACGGAGTTAAGTTGCTTAGAAAAGCTGGTATTAAATGTAATAAAAGGAGATAGAGATGAAAGGATTAATTTTAATAACTCTAATAGCTAGTAGTCTATTAGCTTCTTGTGCTGATGGTGATTATGCTTGCCAACAGAAAGAGTTAGAAAGCCAGATGTTTTGGCAAAACTTAGATAATGAGCATAGAATGAGACAGCAACGACTAATGAATCAAGCAGACCAGCTTAGAATGCAAGCTGAGATGAGACAACAGCAACAGCAAATGCAACAGCAGATAGAACAGCAAAGACAACAGATGGAATATCAAAGAATGCTTCAAGAACAGCAGATGAGAAATCAGCAATTCTATAACTATAATAGGGGATATTAATGTCAGTAGAAGTATCAAATACATTAATAGTAACTACTAAAAGCTCTAATAATCTTGATACTATCTTAGATTCTATTAAATCTTGTGATTCAGACTTTGATTTTAATAAACTCATCCCTATGCCTGATAGTCTAGATATTCTAAGTGGAGATTTGACTCAGAAAGCTATAGAATATAGAGAGAATAGAGATGAAAAAGAGATGGCTGATATATTACAAGTAAGAGGATTGTCTTTAGATAACTTCTTAGAATATAGAGATAAAGTACTAAGAAATATAGAGCTTTATGGTTATCCTACTTGGAGACCTTGGAGAGAAGCTAATTGGGGATGTAAATTAAATGCTAGTAACGTTAAGATTACTAGAGAGGATAATAATGCCATTATTAGCTTCAATACTCCTAATTCTGTTCCTAGAGGTATTGTTAAAGCTTTCAAGAGACGATTTGAGATATATCTCACTTCATTTGTAGTTAATTACTCTATAGAGGGAGATAATAGTAAATATGAGTTCACTGATTACTAGATTAAAAGAACTAGAGAGTAAGTTAGATATTATTGATGACTCTTGGATATCTGTTAGAGAATATATACATTTAACTCACCCTGAGTATAGGACTCATAGAGCTGTAGATAATCATTACTCTATGTGGTCTCAGAGATTATGTCATACTAGAACTCCTTGGTCTAATTGGCTTAAGTATAATTATATTAATGACTCTAAAAGAGTATTGTTTATTAACAAAAATGCAGTCAATAGATTCTATGAGTATTGTAATTTAATTTATGAGATAGCTCAAGCTTATTACTACAAAGGTCTAGAAAGATATGAATCAGATTGGAAGTTCATTACATATATGATAAGAGCTTATCCTGAGATGAATCTATTAGAACCTAGAACTTGGATGGCTAGAATGAATAGATGGTTCTTAGGTGTTCCCAATACTTATAGAAACGCTAGTAAAGAACTTCTATTCATTAAATACTGTATAGAGGAGTTTGGAGTAATATGAGTTCAAAGATTGCTAGATTGAAGGATATAGAAAAATTACTAGATGCTCCATTAGATAACTCTTGGATACCTGTATCTACATATATGCATAGCTTATATCCTAATGGTCTATCTAGAAAAGAATCTACTGCTTTCTATGCTACTTGGTCTGTAAGATATAGAGATAAATACTATCCATATGTTAAGTGGATTAGAAAAATAGATTCTAAAGAGTTCTCTAAGATAAAGCTATATATCAATAAGACAGCTGTAGAGCTATATAGAGAATATGTAGAACTGCTCTATGAACTATGTCAAGAGTATTATTATAAAGGTAGAGAACTTCATAAATCCGATTGGAGTCTAGTTAATACTTTATTATCTAAGTATCCTGATATGAGAGTAATTAAAGCTGGAGCTTGGATATGTAGAATTAACAGATGGTTTCTAGGGATTCCTAAGAATTATAAAAGACCTGATAGGGAAAAGAGATTTCTAACAGCTTGTATAGCTGAGTTTGGAGAACTATGATTTCAGATAGATTAAAAGACCTATGGTTATTAACTACTATAGCTAAGCATAATTGGAAAAGACTAAGATATGCTATGAAAGCAGATAATCCTGGTTGGACTAAGAGAGACTTAGACTCTAATTATCTATGCTGGATAAGTAGATATCATAAGAAACTCCAACCTTGGTTTCAATGGCTTAAAAGAGTAAATCTTAGTGAGAATAGGCTTACTCTATTACTAGACTATGATAGATATAAAGCTTATATGGATTATATGGAATTACTATATATGTCATTACAGAAATATTACTATATAGCTACTTCTAAGTATCCTACTGAGACTGAATCTATTAGACATTTATATGAGAAATATCCAGAGCTTCAATATTGTACTTTAGAAGCTCATATGAGTAGAATTAATAGGTGGTTTAGATATCCTGAAAGATTAGTCAGAGATATATCCAAAGACCAAGTATTCTTAAATGTATTCATCAAAGAGTTTGGAGATATGGAATTATGACATTTAAAGAGCTAGATATGAGATTATCCTCAGCTATAGTAGAGAATAAAGGCAAAGAGAAAGTTAATACTATCGTAGAGAAAGATGGTTATGGAGCTTATAGTTATGGTATAGCTGATACTGATAACGATGTATTGTATATCCCTAGAGATGCTATGGAAGGTAAGATTGAAAATTTTAATCTAGAACAAGATGCTTGGAATCAAGCAGCTTTCAGAGAACTTATAGAACGAGTAATGCCAGAGAGAATGGAATATCTACTTCATAGAATAGATATGATGGATTTAATAGATACTATTCTAGAGGATTTAGAAGGTGATAGTCCTGCTGAAGTTATTACTCCTAAGTATCTTAGAGAATATTGTGAATATGAAGGATTAATCTAATGCTCTTTAATAAACTATCAGAACTAGAGGATTATCTCATAGAGAAGTATCATAAAGTCTATAGCAATTTAAATTACTATAAAGCTTTTGATATGGAAGGAAAAGCTCATTATTATGAGCAGATAAGCAATTATAAAGAGGATACTTTAAGTTTAGAGGAAATCCCTTCTAATCCTCTTATATCTGCTACTTTTAACTATTTAGGACTATGTAGATGCTTGAAAAATTAAAACAGGAATTAGTAAGTCAAAATGCTTTTAATACTCCATTACCTAAGACTATATATGACTTGTCTAATGTAATAACAGACCCTAGAATTAATGATAAGATGAAACTAATGATAGCTGTTAATGAAGCTATCTTATTTGCTTCTCAATTTCACAGAAGCTTAGTGCATTACAATGGAAGTCTTATTCCTATTAATGCTATTAGCTTTATCTTATCTCCTAGTGGTCTAGGTAAAGACTCTAGTGTTAATCTAATCCATAGATGCTTCAAAGAAGGCTATGATGAAATTAATAAAATTAGAACTGATAAAGCTATAGATAGAGCAAAGGAATTAGCTAAGCAAGCTAAGAAAGCTAGATTTGATGATGCTAGTGAATATATGAAGTATTATGATGCTCCTAATCCACTCTTTGCTTCACTTAGTACTAATGAAGGTCTTATAGCTCATCTAAATACTCTAGATGATGATGGTATAGGAGCAGGATTTATATATACTGGAGAGTTTACTTCAGAGTTACAGAATAGCTCTAGTTTATTAAGCAATCTAACTCTATTATCAGAAATGTATGATGAAGGTAAGAAAGAAGTAAAGATTATTAAATCTAAGCAGTCTCAATCTAAAGAGATTAAGAACTTACCTTTTAGTGGTCTATTTATGTCATCTCCTGATATCTTATTTTATGATGAGAAAGCTAAGAGAGAGTTTTCTAAGCAATTTAATTCTAAATTATCTAGAAGGTCATTCTTTTGCTTTATCCCAGTAGCTAATGATGAAATTGAATATGCTAGTGTTAGAGATATGATTAATGCTGCTGTAGCCAGGGAGAATCTAGCATATCAGAAAGTAAGAGACTTACAAGAGATGTTTAAAGTCATATCCTTAAGAGAAATAGCTAAAGTAGGTCAGAATATAACTATGACTCCTACTTGTTCTCAATTAATGCTAGTATATAAAACATATTGCTCTGAATCTGTTGAAAAGCTAGATAAGACTCTTAATATCTCTAGACTTAATAGAACTCACGCTTATTGGAGAGCATTTAAACTAGCTGGAGCATTAGCATTACTAAAAGGCTTAGATACTATTACTGAAGTAGAATATAAAGAAGCTATTAGTTTTACAGAGTCTATTCTAGATGATATAGTTCAATTCGAAAAAGAACTAGCTAAAGAGCCTTATCAAATGCTAGTTACCTTAGCAGAACAATCTACTACTCTAGATAGTATATTTAGTCTAAATCTGCATCAATTAAAGAAACTAGGTTTTATTCCATCTATTAGAAATGTAGATAATACTATAAAAGACTTAGTAAAGTTTGCTAATAGTGTAGATGATAAAGGTTATTTTGAAGTAACTGCTGATGGAATAGAATATAAGAAAATAATCAAGACTGACTTAGTAAATGTATCCTTTGTATCTGTTAGTGGTGATAAAGACCAACGTAAGTCTATGTGTGCTAGTGGATATCAATCAGCAGAATTGCCTTTCTCTAGACTAGCTGATATGCTTCAAAAAGACTTTGCTTATACTCCATTTAGATTTAAAAATGGAATTAGAAGTAATGCTAATGTCTATGGAGCAATCAAATGGGTAGCTTTAGATGTAGATAATTCTAACTTTGATGATGAGATGGTTGATGATTTTTTAAAAGACTTTAATCATCATATAGTAAGAACTAGTGATGCTAATAATGCTTATAAATATAGAGTCCTATTAGAACTAGATAGCTTAGTAGAATTAAACGATATAGAGTATAAAGGGTTTATTAAAGCTATATCAGACTTTCTAGGTTTGAATGCTGATATTCTCCCTAGAAGTCAGATATATTACTCTTATTCTGATAGAAATGTCTTATCTGTAACTAATGCTAATCCATTAGAAGCGAGAGAGTTTTTACTAATAGCTAAAGGTCTAGAGGATAGTAATACTTATATCTCTCCTAGTGATTTGACAGCTGAACAAAAAGCTACTCAATTAGAAAATCCTCAAGCTACATTTGACTTTGCATTTAATGCTCCACAAGGTAAAGGTAGTGTAGCTCTATGGAGAGCAGCTAGAATGGCTAAGGAACTAGGAATGTCTAATGAAGATATTATTAATCTAATATATGAGATTAATTCATATTGGACTTATCCTATGCCTGAAGCTAGGTTAAAGTCTACTATTATCTCACAGGTAATGAAATGGAATTAAATGAACTACAACAGAAGGCTTATGATTTATGCTTGGCAGATAAGCCTAGAGTAGTAGCTATATTAGGTAATGCTGGTTCAGGTAAGAGTTTTCTAATATCTGAATTAGCTAAAGTCTTAAAAGACTGCTTTATTACAGCTACTACTAATAAGGCTAAGTCATTGCTAGAGTCTAAGATAGGTAAGAAATGCTATACAACTCATTCTATAGCTGGTTTTGTAATGACTAGAAATGGTATTAGTGAGTATCTTAGTCAAGTAAGAGAATCATTAGTCAGTGATACTATTATCATAGACGAGTTCTCTATGCTTACTCAGAATGTTCTTAATGCTATTTTGAATGCTCCTTATAGAAAGATTATCCTAGTAGGAGATTTATCACAATTACCTGCTATAGGTATTAAAGCTAGTATTCCTAGTAATGCTAGTGTTATTACTCTTATAGAGAATATGAGACAAGTAGATAATCCAGAAGTTCAAGAGTGGCTAGAATCATTAAGGCATTCTATAGCCTCTAGGAAACTCTATAAGCTATCAGAGAACTTACCTAATGGTATTATAGCCTATGATGACCATAAAGCATTCTGCATAGCTTATTTGGCTTCTAATAGGCATAAACGAATACTAGCTTATAGTAACAAAGTAGTAGATAGTTATAATGCCAATATTAATAAGGCTAAGTTTAGTGTAGGAGATATGCTAGTAATAGATAAGCCATTAGGTAATGCTAGAAATGGAGATATAGTTGAAATAGTATCTCTAGATGAGTTTATTGATTATTACTCAATGTTAGTTTCATTTGAGTATAATACTTATCCAATCAAAGTGTATAAGACTAAGACTGCTTTAGAAAACCATATGAAGCAATATAAGACTCCTGAAGCATATTGGCAAGAGATGGATACTATATATCACCCTAAACAGATATATGCTTCTACAGTACATAAAGCTCAAGGTATGACTATAGAGGAAGTCTTTGTAGATGTTAGAGATATATATCAACAGCTATTTAGAGTACCTTCTAAATATAATCATTACAATAAGTCTATTAGTCTAGAGGAGTATCTTAGACTTATCTATGTAGCTATATCTAGAATGTCTTATAAAGCCCATCTATTTATAGGCGAAAAGAGAAATTATAAAACTTTAAAGAAAGGATTGAAATGAATGTTCAAATAACATTAGAACTAGAGGAATTAAAGATTATTCTAGGGATACTAAAGAAAGAGGAATCTGCATTATCTAAACAGCTAGAGGATTTAAAAACTTTCAAAGCTAGCATATCTCCACTGAATATATCCCCTAGTTCTGTTAAATCAGATGAGTTCTTAGGTCAGAAACTAATAGATGATGCTATAGCTCTAGCAGCTCAACCTGCATTAGATTTATCTAGTAGAACTATAGATTATATTATGACTCTAATAGGTAATAAGTTTGATAAAAAGTTCCTAGAAAAGAGAATTAAAGAACTAGGTTATGAGATAGATGATAGAGGTGTTATATGCAAGAAATGAAGTCTATGAATTATCAAGAGAACTATGCTGATTTAATACCATCTAATGCCTTTAGAATATCCCCTAGTATGATATATGGTTTTAATGAAAGAAAATGGGAATGGTATAGAACTCAAGTTCTAGGTGAGTCTGGTGAGTTTATAGGTAATACTTCTACAGTACTGGGAAGTTGTATTCACAGAATAGCAGAAAGATACATTAAGGCTAGAGAAGTCAATCTAGATGAATTAAAAGCTTATGTAGATGATATGAGTATGCTTATTCCTGATTTAGATAAAGAGTTTATTCTAAGTCAATTAGGACCTATGGGTAAAGTGTTAGTAGAGTACTTAAATCTCTTTGGTATTCCTGAAAGAAGTGAGGATAGAATAGCTGTTAAATTAACAGATGATGTCTATGTAGGAGGAACAGCTGATGCTTTAATAGGAGACACTCTAGTAGACTTTAAGACTACTAGTATGTCTAGTCCTAGAGAGTATATCCCTAATAACTATAAATGGCAAATGCTTACTTATGCTTGGATATATAGAAAACTAGGTATAGAAGTTAATAATATCAGGGTAGTCTGGATAACTCATAATATAGAGGGTAGAATTAGTGAAAAGACAGGTAAGCCATTAAAAGATTATCCATCTAAAGTAGTACCTATCACTCAATCTATTACTGATGATGATATGAGATTTATAGATGATTATATTCATCTAATAGCTGAGACTTATCTAATGGGTAAAGCTAAACCTGAATTAGTTTATTTACTGTATGCAGATTATAGACTAAAACCTGATGTAAATCTAAACTTTTAAGGAGAATTAATGAGTGGAATTAAGTTTCTAATATGTGGTTCAGCAGCTAGTGGTAAGACTACTATAGCAGCAGATATAAAGAATGCTTTAGTAATTAACCTAGATGAGAAACCTTATACTATGCCTAAGACTATAGTAGCTAGTCTTAAAGAATATAATGGCATTAATGACTTTATGGATTGGTGTAATTCTAAGATAGTAGCTTATAAAGATAAGTTTAAGAAATTACCTGAATATATAGTCTTTGATACTATCACTAGATTTTATACATCACTAGTACATTATAACTCTAAGACATTTAGTGGATATCAATCCCATCAACGCATACTAGAGGATACCTATGTCTTTAATAAATATCTTAATACTCTATGCGATAAAGGTATCAATATAGTATGCTTAGCACACACAGTAACAGACAGAGATAGTGGACGAATAACAATACCTGCTCAAGGTAGCTTCAGAGATAATGATGGATGGTTGTCAGTATTCGATGAAGCTATTTATTTAGGGGTTGAGAAAGGTAAGCGTATTGTAGCTATCTCTGACCCGTTAAAGAAGTTTCCTTGCAGACAAGTAGGATGCAAGAGTGAGGTGATTATGCAACAGCAAGAGTTTGATATTAACAAATATATTGCTGACATACATAATCGAGTAGTAAATATCGACGAACTATAATGAAAGGAACGATATGACATTATTTAGTAAGAGCGATGTAGCAAACATCGATGAAGCAGTAAAGGTTAAGGAGTTTAGTCCTTATATTAATCAAAGTGGTATCTATGATATCACTATTGATGCAGTAGTAGTAAGTAGAAATGCTGACAAAGCTAGAAGTTTGAACTTTCTATATGACTACAATGGTAATAAAGGTATTTTATGGGGATTAAAGCTAGATAAAAATAATGGAGAGCCTATATTTGAAAGGAACATCTTTATTAGACTAGCTACTATTCTAGGAGTAGATTTACTTAAAGTAGATGAAGTAGCAGTAGCTACAGACCAAGACTCTTACTTTACTTATAAGAAACAAGCAGAAGCTGCTAAGCAACTAGTAGCTCCAGAGATTAAAGTTCTACAGGACTTTGAAGGTGCTAAAGTAAAAGTGTGGGTTAGGAGAGAGTTTAATAAATATAACGGACAGATTAAAAAGAAGTTCGTTATTCAAGACTTCTATACCACTGATGGAGTTCACGCTAGTGAAATGCTAGACAAATCTATTCCTGAGGGTACTCAGTTAGCTAAGGATGAGAAATATGCTCATCAAGATAAGATAGATAAGTCCTTAACTAAAGAGGAAGTAGAAGCTTTTCTAAATGGCTCTAAAGCTAGTACTCCAACTCCTTCTACAGATAAATCTAATTTACCATTCTAATTTATGGTATAATACATTCACTCTTTCATAGAGTGAATAGTCCTTTTCGAGAATCTCTCTAGTTTCCCCTATTCTAGAGAGATTTCTAAATTATGTACTCACTAGAGTATATACTTTAGGGATTAGATTCTCAACTCCTTTTAATTAATTTCACGCTTCTTATTGTCATAAATTACAAAGAGAGTTTAATCCCTTTCATTTATGCTATACTTCCATTTATATTTCACTATGAGGAGATTCTTTATGGTTATTTATAAAGAGGATTTAGCCGCTAATGTTGCTGACAAGCTTAACTTTACTAAGAAAGATGTTAGATTAGTAATTACTGCATTAATCGATGAGATAGGCAAAGGTCTACTAAAAAGAGATAATGTTAAAATAGCTAATCTAGGTACTTTTAGAATTACTGAACGAACTGGTGCAGGTGGTTTTACAGATAAAAAAGACTATAAAATCAATGTTATCAGATTTAGAGCTTGCAAAAGACTTCGTCGTATGGTAAAATAATAGTGTCTTGGTTCTCTAGCAGTAAAAGAACTTTACTCCCTAGCTAGTAACACGTCCTAATGGTTCTTTCCAAGATTCCGTAACTTCTTCCTTAATTCCCCCTCTAGGTTTCTATGTTGTTCGTTTCATATTCCTTTACTAGAGGGGTTTTTATATTATTTAAAGTAGCTATTAATATATTCTAATGGATTATCTAGATTAATAGGGTCATCTACTATCTCAGCTATATCATCTATTAAAGGTAGTGTAAATGTATGATAGCCAAATAACTTCTTGCCTAATATCACATTCAATGGACTCTCTATCTTTATACCTGTCATAGCTTGTGTAGCTAGTGATAGCATAGTAGTAGCTAGTTTAGTTCCTAGCAGACCATTAGCTATATAGTTTTGAGCTCTTAGCCAATACTTAGTAAATCTAGCAAAACCTATATCATTAGCATATTTAAGATATGGATGGTCTTGTGTAGAATAGTTAATAAAGGCTTTATCTAGTAAATCCCATATCTCTGTATCTGTCTTGATAGTGCTATCATCTTTACCTTTATTAGCCATTAGATGTTTCCATAAAGAGTATCTTGCTAGTAAGTCAGAGTACTTAATTACTGTGCTATAAGCTTTATGTAGTTGAGTACCCTCATTGACCATTAGTACATCAAAGGCATCTCTAAATGCTTGAGGTATAGCTAATTTATCAGCAGTCTCTGTAAGCTTTTTATCAATAAAATCTTTATCCATATCATTCTGAGATGGTAATTCATCAGTAATATCTGATATTAGACCTCTTTTATCAAACTCATAGATAGGGTTATCTTGCATAGCTTTTAGATACACTTCATAACGTCTCTTTAGTCTAAGGTCATTATTACTTAATTTATAAGCTCTATAGGCTGATAGATAAGCTTCATTATCTCTATTGTATTTATCTATTAGGTCTATTCCTTCTCCAAAGTATTTAGCTGTTTGCATAGGAGTTATACCATAAGACGTTAGAATATATTGATTAGAAGCAATATTACCTAAGATAACTTCAGGATTCTTAACTACTAGTTTCTGTCTTACTTGCTTAGCTAGTTTGATAATACCAAACTCCACTAGATTAGCTAGATGTTGATGAGCTTTATCTGGAACTATACGCTTAAATGCTTCACTCTCTGTAAGTCTTATATCTCTACTTCCTGCTATAGAAGCTAGTAAATCCTCTCTGATATAGATACCGTGATGCATATCAGGAAATTGCTCATAGATATAAGCTTTAGTACTTTGAGGTAATAAATCCCAAGATTCCTTTAATTTCTCTAAGTCTTTAGGTTTGATTCTAGATTTACCATTACTAGCTCTATTCATAATCTCCATATCTTCAGCACCTAGATAGATGAAATTATCAGTGTTTCTATCTTTTAGCCACATTGAATGCAACTCATTCAAGGCTTTCTTATTGAAAGAATCACTCTCTGTCTTATCCCAGTATCTAGCTACCATAGTAGGAATTACATTAAAGACATTAGTATCAGTAAACTCTAGTTGTTCTTTAACACTTTGAGGTATCATCATACGATAGTCTATTACTGTACCTCTAGCATCATAGATAGGTACGAACTTACCTGTTATCTTACCTTGTTGTATTCTACGTAGTATGTTTTGAATATAAGCATTCTTTTCCTCTAGAGATTTACCTTCTAGTAGATAGTCTACACTAGAGGTAATAGTAAGACCTCTGTTAGAACCTCCTGTAGTTCTAAAGACACCTCTATTGTATGCAGGTTTAACATTAGTCCTAGATACATACATACCTAGAGCATCTCTATCAGCTCCTATGCCATTATACTCTTGGACTAGTTCATAGCCTTGCTTTAGCATATCGTCTCTGTCTATTAGTCTAGCTATCTGAACATCTACAGTTCTATTAGATATACTTCTAGTATAGCCTTTGATTTTATTAGATACATCAGAGTTTTGAAGTTTTAACTCATCCTCTAAGCCTTTAGCATAGACTTTCTGCATAGTAAAGATATTCTCTACTCCATCTTGCTCTGTGTTATATAGATAGTTAAAGTCTGCTATAACATTCTCGTCTGTATGTTTTAAAGCTTCTAGAGTAGCTATTTTATCTATTAAATGTATTAGCTCATCTCTATTAGTATCTCTAGGTTCTAATGCTGTTCCTCTCTTAACTCCTTCATAGTTAAGTCCTAGAGCAATATTCTGAGCATTAGTAGCTTGATTAAAGCTATACTCTCCTGTAGCTATAGACTTGCCTAATAAGGTAGCTTGATTGACATAGAAGTTATATAGACCTAGATTATATTTGCCATTTTTGAAATAGGCAAACTCGTTAAGTCTAATAGAAGCATCTTTAATAGCTTTATCTATCTTAGTATCTCTTTCTTGTTTATTTAAACTAGAGTATTCAGTATAGAACTCTTTAGCTGTAGGGAATATAGAGATTAAGTCATTAGTTAGTATTACTCTACCTAAGGATTTTGCATTCTCATCTGATATTTCAGTCTTAAAGGCATCTTTGAGTTGCTTCTGCAAAGCATTAAAAGTTAATATTCTGTTCTTATCATTATCTTGACTTTCAGCTATGAGAGCATTTACTGTTCTCTTATAGTCATCTAATGAAGTCATAGATGAGAATGTCTGAGATATAAATCCTCCCCAACCTAGATTAAAGGCATTACCCATATATTCTCTAGCTTGTTTGCCTAGAACAGGGTTCTTAAGAGCAAATGGAAGTATCTTACATAATGCTATTAAGTTCTTAAATCTGCTAGTACTATCAGGTTTATTAGAAGTTAGAAGTTTAATTTTCTTATCATCTATCCATCTAGATACCATAGTATTGCTGGCTTTATCTAGAGTATTGACTACTTTCTGAAGTAGAGTTTTCTTTCTAGCACTAACATACTCATCATATAGCTTATTATTATTCTTAGCTATAGTCTGTGTTAGTTTATATAAAGCTTCAGCAGCAGTATTAGATGTCTGAGATATATCTAGAGGTCTATTCATAATAGCATCTAGAGCATTCTTGACTGCTTGAATGATAGTATCTATGATACCCTCATATGGCTTAGATACCTCTATAGCTTTGAGTCTAGCAAAGATAGTAGGATTAGATAGTCCTATAGTTATAAACTCATTAGGGTTTTCAGACATATAGTCTATATAAGATTTTTGAATTACCTCTAGTTTAAACTCATTAGAACCTTGTATGCCTAGTTCATTAGCTAGTAATAATTTCTCATTATTAGTATTTAGGGTCTTTAAGAAAGTATCTCTTAGCTGTTCTATTTTATTCATAGCAGAGATTACTTCTTGATTACCCTCAGCTATAGCGTGTTCTATGATAGAGTGAATTAGCTCGTGTAGATAAGTCTCTACTATGTTATTACCTGCTGCACTAGTCTTACCTGCATTGAGATATATTCTATCTAAGTCTTTAGTAGGACTGAATGTAAATGTTCCTGAAGTATTACTATTAGCATCTCTAGAGATATATACTTTCAAAGAGTTTTTAAAGAATCTAGCTTGGTCTTTAGGGGCTATGAGATTATTAATCATACTAACGCTAAAGTCTATTTGAGCATTAGAAATATTATATTCTCTACCTAGTTCTATCATAGCATCAGCTACTGATGTATTATCACTAGCTGAGTATAAAAGCTCTAGTTGATTAGTAAGTTTATTAATAGCCTCATCACTGTCATCTAATGCAGTATCTGGACTACCTAGAGTAGTTATATCAGTCTTTAATTCATTTGGGATATTGTCTAATTCATCATATTGATTAGTTTCTACTCCAGTATGTTCATTAATAGCATTATCTTTACTAGTTAAAGTCTTTAAACTCTTATCTATATTCTCTAGTAGTTTCTCTGTTTCAGACTTTGTCTTAGGTTTAGCTTCTATCTCTTTATTTGTACTATAAGCAGATGCTTTAGCATAGATACTATGTTCTTGATAAGCTTCAATAGTCTTTAATAAATCATCTATAGTCTTAAACTCAGGAAGCTGCTCTGAAGCATTTACAAATTTACTTCTGAACTCTTTACTTTCATCTTTTAGAAGCTTATCAGCATAAGAGTGTTCAAAAGCTTCTATAACTGCTTTACCTAGTTCTGACTTAGTCAAGTCTTTATATGTCTGAGCTAGTTCAAATAGCCTTGCAGGAGTAGTGAAGTTTTTAAAAGCATTATATAATTTCTCAGCACCTACTTCAGCGGAGATAGTATTACTATCCTTTGAGATATGAATAAACTCATTAGGGTTACTTCTTAAATCTATTACAGTAAAGCCTTTATTCTTAAAGTTCTCTATCTGGTCTTTTATAGGGGTATTATCTTTCTGTTCTGTAGATAGCTTCATAGCTAATTCTTTAGTCATATAAATGATATTAGCTGACATTACTTTAGGATTAGTAGTATTGTTCTTAGAGTCTGTTACTGTTAATCCTGTGCTATCTAATGTAACTGTATCTCCATTAGTATTAGTTAAGATTAAGTTATTTTTATCATCTAAAGTAGGTGTAAAGATATTCTTATTAGCATCAAAGTTTAATGCTAACCTTCTAGCTCTATTACTATTAATATGAAATCTATTAAACTCTAATGTCTTTTCCAAAGAGTCTAGACCATCTTTAAATGCTCTAGAAGCCCAATATCTTTGCTCTGTTTTTTGAAATAAAGATGAATATGGAGAATAAACTAATTTAGAATCTATAGATATCTTAGACTTATCAGTAAAGAACTCATCAATTATACTATTTAGAGTATTTCTAATATTAGGTATAGAGCCTAGTTTATTTAATAACTTAGTATAGTCTAGAGTGCTTAGCTGATTATGTTCAAGAATATTATCTATCATATCATTAAAGTCTTGTAGACCTTTATGAGTATTATCAGGCATTAAGTCTATTAGAGTTTTAAAGCTAAGTAATGCTTTCTTTCTAGCTGCTATAGCTAAGCTAGTATCTTTATTCTCATATAAAGTAGGTATGTTCAGATACTCTCTAAGGAAGTTATTAACCATAAAATCTAGTTGTCTACCTGCTGAGGTTACTTGTGTAGGATTGTAAGTATTTAATCTCTTTAAGGCTTTCTCTTTAGTTTTATCATCTGGTCTATATTTATAAGCTGTAGTTCCGTCTTTGTATCTAATAGAGAAGTTATCTACAGTCATACCATAAGCTCTAATATCGTTAGCTGTATTGATAATATTAGATTTAGCTAATTTAGCTCTATGCTGTAAACTTTCTACTCTAGCGTGCATTTCTCCATTATCTAGATGATTTAAGTCCATTAGAGTAGAAATATCATTACTTAAATCTTCAGCCATAGATAGGAGATTATATCCCCAGTTATCAGTCTTATAGTTTAGAATTATCTCTCCTAGAGCCTCATTCATCATTCTAGCTATTAATGGATGAAATCTAGGGTCAGTGGTGATAGCATCAAAGTTATTCTCTCCATAGATGATGCCTCCATCTATAAGTTTCTTTTGAACTCTAGCCATAATTCTAGCATCGATAGATTGACCTAGATTAGTAAGTACTGCTTTGTCAGTAAAGACTAGATATACATCATTACCTTTAGCTTTAGTAGCTAGTGAGGTATAGCCATTAGAACCTGATTTAGTAGATACTTTAGAAAAAAAGGACATTAAAGTAGCTTCATCAACATCAGCATCGTCTCCTATGAAAGACTTAATGAAAATACCTGCATAGTTTCTAGTTCTCTCATTCTTAAGAAGTTTCTTAATGGCTTTAGAGAAATCCTCTTTGTATATATCAGAGATTTTAAAACCATATAGAACTTTACCATTATCATCAGTAAAGTTACCTAGTACATTATTAATGTCTAGTTTTAATTCTCTAGCTAAAGAACCACAGAATAACTGAAAGTAATACTTAGCTATATCTAGATAAGTATTAGATAGTTCAGTTTGATATGGAAGTATATCATTCAATGCTGCTCCAACAGTACTTTCCATAAGGCTACCTATATTACTTAGTGCTACATCTAGCTTATTAGTATTGAATGACTTAGTTTTAGTATCTATATATTGAGCTAAGTCTTTATAGTTATCTATACCTAGTATAGTTAGTATTGCTATATCTTTATCATCAAATATATCAGTCATACTAGTATACTTAGTACTAGGTATCTCTTTACCATTCTTATAAGCTTTATCTAGGACATTTAGTAAAGAATCCTCAAAGAATGAGAATACAAATCCACTAGCATTATTCTTTAAACCACTACCATAGTTAAATAACTGTAATATTGGCTTAGAGATTTTTCTTAGTCTAGCAATCATATAAGGAGTTATTTCATTAAGAGTTTTGCCTATTATTAGATTATCATCTGGTATAGAATCTATTGCTTTAGTAAGCATTAGTCTTACTATAGATTCTACAGTTTTCATTGTCTTAGGACTTGTATCCTGAGCAGTAAGTCTAAACTTATCTAGAGCAATCTTAATTAGCTTTTCTAGTAGTAAGCCTTTTACTGTCATATTATTAGGTATTGTCTCGTTAGCTGGGATAATTACATTATTTAATTCAGTACTATACATAGCTTTAAAGACACTCTCTCCAGTAGCTTTATATACATCTTGTAATAGCATATTAGGAAGTATCTTACCTAGAGCTATACCAGCTGCTTGGGCTACTCTAGTAGTAAATATATTCATACTTTCTACAGCTTGTCTAGATACAGGCCCAAAGGATTGACCATCTATCTCTATATTAGCTAGAGCTTTAAGAGCTTCATTAAACTCATCAAAAGTCATATTCTCGTGATATAATCTAGCTGCTTTGATAAAGGCTAATTTACTAGAAGTAGTAAGTATTCCATCTTTTCCAAAGAACTTCTCTACTTTATCAGCAGCTGTTATAGCTTTTAATACTTCTAGGTCATCATCTATCTGTGAGAGATAGTTTTTTTGTAAATCGTCTATTAGAGGTTTAATCTCAGTATCTAGGTTTTTCTGTACTAAGTCCTCAAACTCTTGATTTAAAGAGGTCTCTATTGCTGTTCTATCAGTATTATATTTAGCTTCTATACCTTGTTGCTGTAGATTATAATCCTCATCTGAGATTTTATTAGCTTTATAGTCTTTTTCTAAGTCATTTATAGCATTACTATACCATTTAGAAAGTTTTTTAAACTCTAGTTCTTTCTTTTTACCAATTTCATCATCTAACTTTACATATTCAGAGAACTCAGTAACTAGACCTAGACCAGCTAAGAGTTGCTTATCATAGTCTTTATGATTACCCATCATATTATAGTATGGATTTTCTTTGTCATCAGTTAAACCATACATAGTTTTTACTAATTCATCAGCTTTAGCTTCGTCTTGGATTTTCTTATATAAAGCTCTTAACTTCTTATTAGCTTGCTGATTCATAATACCTACTACACTCATACGTTCATTAACACTAGTATTCCATACAGTATATTCAGGTAGATTTTCTTGTACGCTATCAGAGTTAAACTTTACTAATACTTGTCTGTAATCCTCAATAGTATTGAGTATCTTAGGTAATACTTCATCTTTGTATAGAGCTAGAGCAGGATTATCTGTAGAGAACTCTCTTTTAGGTATTAGTGCAATTACTTTATTAGTCCAGTTCTTATCAGTTATACCTGCTAATTCTCTAAATTGGTCTAATTTCTCTTTTATATCATTATAATCTTGACCTATAGCTATTAAGTCATCACCTAAGTCTTGTTTCAATTCGTTAAAGAATAGATTAGGGTCTTTCCAGATTTTTATAGATTGTTCCATTCTATCTTTATCAAAGTATCTAGGCGCTAATGCATTAGCTACTATAGCCTCTTGCTGGTCTCTAGCAGCATATTCTTTTAATGGAGCGTGATTGATATTGAACTGAGTCTTTAAGATAGCATCAGAGAAGTAATTTACTCCTTGTACTTTACTTTCAAATACTTGCTCTCTTATAAGTTTATCTACTTGAGCTTCTGTATCTTTACGTGCTTTTTCGTTTAATTTATAAACACTTTTACCTCCATCCCATTCTATACCTAATTTATTTAGACCAGATAACATTCCTTCCATAAGAGATTCATTAAACATAGCTAATTGACTTCTAATAGCTGTAAGTTCACTAATAGTCCTATGACTATTAGGAGTAAGTCCTAAGATATTAATGATATTATCAGTAGTTCTTAGAGCTTGATATGCAGCTGATACAGTAGAGTTTGCTTTATACTTAGCTATTTTAGAAGCTAATGTCTCAGCTGAACCCAGAGTAATAGGAGATGGATTAACACCTTTAGTCATAGTTTCCATTAGACTCATAAACATAGCTCTAGTATAAGGTTCTTTAACGCTATTTATAGAGCCATCCTTATTGAATATAAAGACATCATTAAATAGACCTTTAGGCATCTTTTCAAAGTTTTTAACATTATTAATAAGAGAAGCATTCAATCTATCTCTAAAATTGCTATATGTCAATTCTCCTAGTTTAAGAGAGTCTATAGAAGTATTCTTTCCATTAGTAAAGTACTTAAAGCCTTTAGCTTCTAGAGGGTTAAAATCATAAGCATAGCCTATGAGATTTCTATCAAAGTCTAGAGTATCTGATTTATTCAAATCTAGCTTAGAATCATCTAATAAATCCATAAGTGAGTTATTACTTAGTTTAAACCCTTTAGCTAACTCTTTAGAGGCTGCTATAGACATAAGAGATTGCATATTGCTTATAATACTAACTGGGGAGAAATCATCTAATAGAGGCTTAGTCATAGTCTCTATTTCCTCTAAAGTTATTTTAGGCAAATCTCTAGCTTCTCTTGTTTTATTTACTTCCTCTAGTTTGGAATTAAATTGCTGTTCTGTATATTCTATGCTCTTATTAAAGCCATAGAAGTTTCTAAGCATTACTTTAAACTTATCAGACCATTGAGAGTATCCCTGCATACGAACTTTATTAAACTCACTTTGGCTTAATCTACCAAGTTCTTTTCTTACAGTCTCTTGCTCTATGTATTTCATAGCTAGCATTAGTCTAGCTATCTCATCAGGATTATCTGATAGTAGATAAGCCATTTGAGCTTTAGCTATCTCAAAGTCTCTTTTATACCACTCATAGATATCTCTTAATTTGACTATAATAGAAGGGCTATCTAATACTTGCATATCAGCTAATTCAGGAATAAGAGTCTTAAATCTATCAGCTACTGCTGGAACAGGATTCTTTAATATAGTCCTTAATGCTAACATTCTCTTTTGAGATAGAGCCATACTCTGGATAGAGTTATTCATAAAGGCTTGAATGTTCTTATTAACATCAGCTTTAGTGATTCGTCTATATTGGTCTTTTACTATATTACCTTGATTATCTTTAACAGGTACAACGTATAAAGACAAGTCTCTTAGAGCATTATCTTTTTCCTCTTGAGTAGCTGTATCACTTTCTAGTAATTTCTTATAGTTATTCTTTAAGACTTCTATTTGCTCATCTGTCTTAATAGAGACTGTATCATATTGTCTTAGTAGATTGAATAAATACTCTTCATCTATAGCCTTAGGGTCTAGTAAAGTACCTAGAGTAGTATTGCTAAAAGCCTCTCTAACTCCAGTGAATATCTCTAAAGCCTTAGATAATAGGTTAGAGTCATTAATAATAACATTCTGTAATAGAGCTAAAGAATTATCCTCAGATTGGTCAAAGCTAATAGTTCCTTTATTATTGTCTATTTTAGCTATTAGATAATACTGCTCTCCGTTACTATACTTGCTATTATAAGCATTTATATCCTCAGTAGTAACTTGCCCTTTTTTACTGAGTGAAAAAGGCTTTTTAGGTACTAATTTTAAATCTAGGTTTTTACTTAACTCCGCAGGACTAAGGTCATTAAGTAACTTAGTTCCTTTAGGATTTTTATATGGTATCTCTATTACTACAGCTGAGAAACCTTCAGTACCAAGAATATATTGTTCATTAATTATATCCTCTACACTTTTAGATATCTCTTCATCAGTTTTATTATCTGATTGACTTTCTAGTTTTCTTTTTAGGTCTTTTCTTAAGTCATCTAATAGACCTGTTTTATTACGAACTGAATTAATAGCTGAAACTTTAGAATTAACTCTAACAGTAAGTTCTTTTAACTGACTCATTAGATATCTATAAGCTTTAGCTTTCTCAGCTCTAGTAAGCATAATATCGTGCATAACAGCATTTAACTTATTGACTATTCTAGCAGCAGTAGAAGCTATATCAGAGGATACATCCTCCATATTAATAGCTTGGTTCTTTCTCATAACTTTGATATTAACACTGCTAGCTTGGGCTATATCAGCTACACCTAGAGCAGTCATAACAAACTCAGAAGTCTTTGTATCTAAAGGGTCATTCTGTGAATGAAAGACTTTGTTAATAGCTTGAGAACCTTGGTCTTTAAACTTAGGATTAGTAGATAATTCATCAGTAGCAGGAGTAGTTTTGTCTAGTTCTACTTTAGCATATTTATCTACTTCATCTAGTAGTTTCTCTGCACTACCTAGACTAACTACTTGATTCTCTTTATTCTTGATAGCTCCATCTTTAATTAATTGCTTTAGCCCTTCTAAGACTTGTCTATCATTACCTTCTAGCTTATCTACTTCTCCTTTACCTATAGTTGTACCTATATTATGCAAAGACTTAAGAAGTGAGTTATTACTTTCAGAAGTAATATCCTCCTCTTTAGTAGCTATATTATTACTATTAGCATTAGTAAGTAAGAAGCTTAATTCATTTAAACCATAGTAAGCATCAGTGCTAGTAATTTTCTTATTTGTATCAGCATTATAATTAAAGGCTTTATTTAAGTTCTTAGCTCTTTCAGCAAAGTCTGATAAGTCTAAATCTCCAGTATCTGTAAGTTTATGCTCTACATTAAGTTTTATAGGATTTTCATCAGTAGAGAATGATGGAGTATATACTCTACCTGTGATATTCTCAGGTTTAACTTTTACAGCTTTATTATTTAATATATCTAATACTAGAGCTTTCTGTTCATTAGTAAGGTCTTTAAAAGTATCTTTATCTAGCTTATCTAGAATAGGTATAAAGTCTTGTATCTCTGTAAGTTTATTAGTAGGTATATTCCAATCTTTAGTTATATCCGTAACTTTATAATTATCAGCAAGAGTATCTTGTAATTGTAGATTAATATTACCATATCTAGCTATAGTTTCATCATTAGCTCCTAAGTCTTTTAATTCATCAGCAGTATAATCTACATTATTTCTAGATACAGCAGTATTTACTACAGCATCTCTTAATTCTGGTCTTTTCTCTGGAGCATATTTATACTCTTGCATTAAGTCATCAGTATGTCTATCTATATCTACTTTAGTCTTAGGTTTATCATTATCAAAAAAGTCTTGATTTTTCTTAGCTTGCCTTATTTGAGCTTCTGAAGCTGTTTTCTTGATAGTACTATTATTTAGATTAGTATTTAGACTATCCTCAATTACTTTAGCTGGACTAGCAGTATTATCTATAACTGAACCATCATCATTATGAGAAGCTTCATAGGTAGTCTTAGCACTAGTAGCTTCTACTTTCTCATCTGCTTTAGCTTCTTTATGCTCTAGCCATTTATCTTTAAGAGAAGTAGCTAGAGGTTTAATACCTTTATCATAGACATTTCTAACTAGATGACTTCCAGTACTAAGAGTACCTGTAGTTCCTCCAGTAAGACCTCCTATTAATCCAGCTTCTTTAGCTTGTTCAAATGTTTGAGGATTTAATATCTCTTGTAAATTAAAGCCTCTTTGCTGTAATTGTTCTGAATATTCTTGTAAGAACTCAGCAGTTCCTTCATTAGCAAAACCATATAAACCTCTTTTACCTGCTACTTTAGCAGTACTTTTTAAAGTCTTAGAAGCTAGACCAAACATTTTAGTAGTTATATCTCTAACTTCTTTTAATGGCTTATCCTTAAGTCTAGTAGCTAATTCAGATGCTCTTTCTTTCATAGTCTTAGAAGCTGCTTCTTTAGTAGCTTGCTTAGTAGCAGCTATAGCAGTATCGTCTACACCTGTAAGAAACTTTTTAGTAGTACTAAATATATCTTTAAGTCCTGCTCCTTTAAAAGCTCCTTCTAGTAAGTTAGTAGCCTCTAAAGTATTTAGAGCTGAATAGACATAGGCTAGTGGCATATTAGAGATAAAATCTCCACTATCTACTACTTGAACTAAATCTCTTTCATCTATACCTAGCCTATTAGCCATAGCTTGTCTAGCATTTCTTTCAGCTACTACTACAGCAGTAGGAGTAAGAGTTCTAAAGGCATTAGCTAATGAGCTATATCGTTTACTATTAGCTTGAAACTCTGCTGCAAACTCTTTACCTAATAGCTCTTTACCTTTATCAGAGATAGTTTGAGTAGTAGGGTCTATGTGATATTTCTCCATAGTATCAGCTAGTTTCTTATTAGCTTCCTCTACTTTAGCTATAGCATTAGTTTTTAGAGCTTTATTAGCTGCATATTCACTTCTAAATGCTGCTGCATTAGCTTCTTTAAAGCCATTCTCTTTTAAAGACTGCTTATATTCAGATAGCATTCTAGCTTTTTCAGCATCTGTAGCTTTAGCATAAGCTTTAAGTAGATTATTATTCTCTGCACTAGCTAGTTTTATATTTCGTTGCTTTCTTAGCTCAGTAAGTTTCTCTAGTTTTTCTTTTCTAGTTAAATCTGTAGACTCTTTAATAGCCCTAAAGTCTTGATTAAACTTATCTTGCATAGCTTTAAAGAGTTCATTTCTCTTAGGAACTTCAGCAGTTACTTTATCAGTCATAGCTTTAGGAGCTGTAGATTTAAGCTTATCGATAGCTTCTGTAGTAGTTCTAGTAGCATTGACTAAATCTTGTCCAGCAGCTTTCATAGCTATTTTTTCACCATACTTAGCAGCAGCTTTCTCTGTAGCTTTATTTACTAGTCCTCCAGGAACTAAAGCACTAGCTACTTCAGGAGCTGAACCAGCTATAAATTGTCCTAAAGCTCCTAGTAAATCTCCTCCTATATTTTTAACAGTAGATAATGCTCCATTAGAAGCATCATAATCAGCTTTCATTAAGTCAGTAGTAAATCTATTAACTGCATTTCTATCTTTAGCAGCTTTACCCGAATCTCTAATAGCTCCAGCTAGTAAATCATCTATAGGATGACCTGTAGATTTACCTGCTTGTCTCTGTTTATTTAGTTCATAATCCTCTTGTAAAACTTCTGTAGCTATATCAGATACAGGTTTATTCCAGTTCTGAGCTTTTCTAATAGCTAGCTTAGCTAAATCACTAGCACCTTCACTAGCTAGTTGTCCTACACCTAGAGTATCTCTATAAAACTCTCCCCATTGGTCTGCAATATTAGCAGTAATAGAATAGTCAGGATTTTTCTCTAGAGGATTACCTGTTTCAAAGGTAGTAGAAGTGAAAGCAGGATTAATCTCTTTCATATAATTATTGTATGAAGCTAATGAAGCTAAATCAGTAGTAAGATTCTCTTTCTCTTTATTTAGAGCTTCTCTTTGCTGTTCTATTTTAAATCTATCATTCAAGTCATTGATAATAGTTAGACCTCTAGCTGCTTTAAGTCTATCATCTGTAGCTTTTATCTCTGCTAGTTGCATAGCTTGTTTATAAGGGTCAGCAGTGAGTTTTCTAACATAAGCTGCATTCTCCTCAGGAGACATAGAGAAACTACCTTTAGAGCTAAAACCTTTATCAGCTAAAGCTTGAGGACTTAAAGCATCTAGTAGCTTTAGTTTATTCATATGCTCTGCATTGTCTAAATCTTGCTTATTCTTTTGAGAGATTAAGTCTAGTCTTTGCTCATTTAATTCTAGTTGCTGATATTGAGGAGCATATGTAGTATCTGCTGCTATTCTAGCTGCTGCATCATCCTCTGGAGTAGAAGGGAATCCTTGACGTTGTAGAATGTCTTTAACAACTTCTGTAGCTCTTTCAGCTTTAACTTGATTAGCTGGTTTAAATATAGGAGCATAATTAGTATTAAAGAAGTTTCTAACTGTAGAGTTCTCTAATTCTTGAGGTACTCCTCCATTTTGCTTAAAAGCATCAGAGAGAGTATTCATTAAAGAGATACTACTAGATTTATCTTTAGAAGTAGGCTTGTTATATTCTTGTTGATTTTCATCATTTTCATTATACATACTGCTATCCTTAAAATGATTTAAGTTTAGCAGTATTATAGTAAAAGAGTTGTAATTTAGAAAGTCTTAGAGTAATCTAGAGTATTCTAATACCTATCATATTGGTCTGAACCAAAGATTGCTCTATAATCTGTATCATCTCCAGATTCAGCTAGGGCATTCATTAGTTTCTCATTAGAAGCTAAAGCTGCTTTCATATCATCTGGTGTCTGAGCTGGAATATATCTTTTCTGATGAGTAGATTTAGCAAAAGCTTCTTTAGAGTATTTGTCAGATAATCCTCTAAGAAAACTCTCTAATTTATAGCCTAGTTGATTAGGAACTAGAGCTAAATGCTTAGATGAGTTATCTACAGGTACTCCGTGTTCACTAGCAAACTTTCTATTCTCAGGTGTATCCATCTTAAATCTATTAACATTAAAACTACCTTTGTCATCTAAATATATTGGTATCATACCTTCATTCCTAGAGCCTTTTTTACTAAATAGAAAACCATCTCTACTAGCTGAGTAAGCTTCTACTTCTTTATATGCTTTAGGTAATAGCTTAACTAGCTCTTGAGCTTTAGCATCTTTAAAGATACCTAGTTTACCAGAAGCTAAAGCTTCAGTAGGTGTTTTATCTCCAGTCATTACTCTATATAACATATCCATAGCATCAGCATTCATACCATCAGCATCCTCTAAACCTAAAGTATGTAGAGTCATACCAGCTAGAATTATCTTTTCATTATTACCTTCAGCTAAGTCTTTTTGGACTAAAGAAGTATATTTCTTAATATTACTTCCTTCATCTTTTATAATTGGCATATCTTTAGTAGTTTGAATTATCTTATTAGCACCAGATATAGCAGGGTCAGTTAAAAAATCCTCAGTTTTAGTCATTTTGTCATAGTTTTTTTCCTCTTTAGTCATTTTTTCAGGATTTCCTTCTGTTACTCTACCACTATCGTCTATTTTAATATTTGGATGATTCTTTCCTATGGTATATTCTTGTCCTGATTGTTGATAGAACTTAGTTAAATCATCTGCAGCATTTTGAGCTCTTTCTACACTAGCTATATCAGTATGACCTATATTAGCTAGATTATTAGACATATTAGGTGGATAAGCTATACTATCCTCTAGAGGGTTTCCATTATCATCATATTGAACTATAGGTAAGCCAGTTATACTAGCTATACTATCTAGATTACTTTTATCTGTAATATTCTTAGATACGTGTATATCACTTCCATATAATGCAGGATTTTTGTCTATATTTTTATTAACATAATCCTCATAAGTTTGCATAGGTTCTTTACCATAAGACATTTGACTTTTAGTCATAATAGCATCTATCATAGATGTTTTACCTATACCTACATTAGCTTTCATTTGCTCAGCTTGATTTAGTCCATCAGGAGTATTATCAAATACTGCTAAATGGTCTCCTAGATTTACTATAACTTTATTACCTTGAGATTTATCATCCTCTGAAACAAAGAGACTCTGTCCTTTAAGTTTACTAGTCTGTTGAATAGCATTACTTAGTTGATTACCAGCTACATCATTCATAGGTAAACCAGTCTCAGGATTCTTTTCTGTATCTACTCCTAAAGAGTTATTAAAGCTAACAGCTTTAGACTGCTTTGTAGATAGTGCTTTAGAAGCCATTTCCTTAGCGTCTAAGCCATTCTGAGAGTAAGGAGGTATGTTAGTACTATCTGTAGCTCTTTCGCTTGCTGTAGACTCTGGATTTAATCCTAAAGCTTGTCTAAATTGATTGATAGGATTCATAGCATTCTGTTGAAACTTAGCAAAATCAGGATTATCGTCTATTGCTCTAGGGTCTCTGAAATATGACATCTGTCCTGCTGACTTTTTGTCTATATATGGATTAATACTTCGTTGTCTAAAATCACTAACCCAGTTATTACCATCAAACATAGCTATATGACCATCAGGATGCTTATCAGTTTTACCAAAGACTACTATATCGCCTTTTAATGGATTCTGTGAATAAGCATTATCTATACGTTGAAATCCCATATCCTCTAATAGACCATTATCAGCATACATATAAGCACTAGTTCTATCTTTACCTGTAGGAAGCCTGTATCCAGCTCTCTCTAGATTTTCTCTTACTGAAGTAGCACATTTACCACTAGAAGTAGTAGTTTGTATTTTACTTAGTCCATCAGCTGCTCTACCTGCTGCACTAATACCATTCAGTCTAGGACTAGCTGAAGCATTCTGTGTAGCTGTATCATTACTTGTAGGAGCTAAAGCATTATTCATTTTATTAATATCAGGATTATTACCTGACATCATTGCATTCATTTTATTAAAATCGACACTTCCATCAGTTGAATTAATATAAGACGGAGTTCCTAAATTACCAGGAACTCCTCCTTTAAGAGTTAAACTAGTCGAAGTAGATGTTCCTTGAGGATTGTTGATAGGTCTACCACTGAAATCTCTTTCACCATTTAAGATTTGTTGCATTACTTCATTTGCTCTTTTTTGATTATTTAAATTGAGTATTTCAGCTTCTTTACCAGTAGTCCACCCGTGTTCTTTAGCATATCTCATATTTTCTAAGTAATCTTGCATAGCTGCATTATTCTCTACATAGCTCTTAGCCATAGGAGATAATTTATTCATAGCATATAAACCTAGATTAGGGTCTGCTAAAGTTTTATCTATTCCTAGAACTTTTACCATTTGGTCTGCATATCTATCTTGATTAGCTTGATATGCTTTTTCACTAGCTTCTGTATTAGCAGCTAGTAATCTAGCAGGGGCTAAGTCATTCTCTCTAGTATTTTCATCTGCTATAGCTGCACCCTGAAGGGCTTGTAGCATAGTCTTAGTAAAATCAGTACCTTGAGCATTGGTTTGATTAATCTGAGTATTAACAGCAGGTCCTAGATAAGCACTAGTTCCTCCTATATTTAAATCTGCCATATTAGACTCCTTAGATTACTTGTCCATTGGTAAAGTAATTAGCTGTAGTATTAGCTCTATTTCTAGCTGACCTATCTCTTTCTTGCCATTTGAAAGTATCCTCTCTCTGTCTTTCAGCTAGACCATACTTAGCTTGCTTCATATTTTGCTTATAAGCATTCCAAGCTGTATACATATCCATAGTAGGAGCTAGGACTTTATTCATTAATCCTCCTCCATTAGGCTGTGTAGCTTGTTGCGTTAATCCTTGAGCTACATTAGTTCCATTAGCAGCTACTTGATTACCTGCGTTAGCTGCTTGTGCTAGACTAGCAGCTAAACCAGCATTATTAGCAACTCCACTTGCTGTAGAACCTAAGTTTAGTAAACCTTGCAGAGCTTGATTATTAACTTGATTAGTTGCTGTAGTTCCTACTTGATTAGCTGCATTACCGAAAGTTCCTGCACCAAATAATGAATTACCAAAGGATTGTAATCCGTTAGCTATAGTATCCCAAAACATAAGTATTCTCCTTATTTAAATCTGTCAAATGTCTCACTCATTATAGGCTGTTCAGCTGAGTGATATGCTATTTGCTCTACAGTATTATAGTCATACATTAGACCACCATAAGCTATAAAGTAATATAAATCTAGTTGTTCATCAATACTCTTAGGTATATCATAGTCTGCTAGATTTACTTCATCTAAGCTTTCTTGAAACTCTCTGTCATTCTTTATTCTATCTCTTTCCTCTTGTTCTTTCTGTTGCTTTTCTAATTTAGCTTGAGCTTTGCTTTGAGTAGCTAGCTTATAAGCATTATTAGCTGTAGAATAAACTAATGAAGCTGTAGATAAAACACTCTTAGCTGTCTCTAGTCCTACACTAGCTCCAGCTGCTATATTAGCTGCTGTTGTTGCTTGTATCATACCATAACCTCCCCATAAAGAGAAAGCCATACCTAGATAGGATAGAAATGTTTTACCATAAGCAGCTCCAAGCATTGAAAGACCTATACCTAATACTACTTTACCCCAAGTCATTAAAGGTATACCAAAACCTGTCCAAGAAGTTAATGCTCCTACTACTATTAATACTATACCTACTACAGTAACTACTATGCCTATAACTTTAAATAAAGTAGTAGCTTTTTTAACCTGAAACTCTATTCTAAAGCCTAGAAATAATATACTAGTTAATACTGCTTCTTGAACATATAAGGGAACTCTTATCCACATTCTCCAAGGCATAGGAGGAGTAAAACTAGGTTCTACTATACCTTTAAACTCCCAAGAGTTATAGTTAAGCCATTTTTCATCACTACCTTCGATAACTACTCCATTTACTCTATACTTATAGATATAGTCTATTCTGATTAATTCTACATAACTAAACCTAGTCTCTACACTTCCTCCAAAATCGTGATTAGTAAAGAATATAGTCTTTTTATCGTGTCCATTAGATTTCATATATTCTAGTAAAGCAGGTTGTCCATTATAAAGTTCAAATATATTGATATTATTAAGATAACTAACCCAGTATGTAGATTCAGTATAGTTCTTAGGTAAAGAATTAGCTATAAGACCTTCTTTTTTATCTCCATAGTTTATTACTCCAGTAGTATCACTAGTTATGTCTATATATCTAGTCTTTCTAATGACTTTCTCTCTATATCTGATATTTAAATCAGTCATAGGAATAATAGTATTTCCTTTTCTATCTTTAATACCAACTCTAGTCTTAGTAAAATTAATAATATTAGCTTTATCAGCTTCTGATAATTCTATTCCACTAGATAGCCATTTGAAAGTAATAGATTTATTATTAAGCACTTCAGTACATCTAGTAGTCTGATTATTTATATATGACTCGAAGTTATTTACTGAACTAGCTAATATAGGATAAGGCATATGAAAAGTCTTATCTCTATTGCCTCCGCTATCGTAAGCATATGTTCCTGTATAATGTCCTGTTACGAAGCTATTATTCTTATCCCACATATATTCTAAAACTTCTCTTTTATAGTTACTTCCAGCAGGAATAGTAATAGCTTGATTATATATAGCATTGCCACTAAGAGGTGTTTTAGGAGACTCTTTATATTCCCCTAGATTTATACTCGGAGTTACTGAATAGTCATCATCATCATCATCGTGATGTCTCCTAAAATGTCTCTTATATCCTGAACTACCCCATATAATTTTAGGTATTTTAGAATACTTAGCTATTCTAATAGTCCAATCTGTTGATTTACCATCATTAAAGTTATAATTTCCATACCAATAAGTCAAGTCTAAAATATATTGAGTAATAGTATTAAACTTTCTAGTTTGACTAGTTCCATCGTCCTCTATATAATTAGGTACAAAGCAATAAAGACATAGGTGATTAGGATTATCTAATTCCTCTCCTAGAAAGCATAATCTAGATGGTAGAGTATTCCTAGATATAATTTTCTTTACTCCTCTAAGCCTATAAGCACAAGGACTAACTTCCCATCTATCTGCATAGTTTCCTGATAGATAATATATTTGTCCTGAGTTATTCTTAAAGGACTTATTAAAGCAACTAAACTCTTTATCAAAGAACTTGAACATAGTCTGTAGATATCTGATATAGTACTTATCCTCTCTAGTAGAAGCTTTTAGATAAGGTTGAAAGTTAATACAAGAAGTTACCCAAGCATCTTTTATATCACTATCTTTATTATTCCTGAGGGCTTCATATAATAATGGCTTATACTTTTTAGGTATTCTACGATAGTTCTTATTCTTACGCTTAGTCTTTTGTAAGTTAATATCTCCTCTTTTACCTCCAGCTAATCCTCCATTTGCTAATACTCTAACAGCAGCAGTCAATACAGTAGGTTTAGAGCCATTTGTATTGACAGAGGATATATCCCTAAGAGTATAGATAGAACGTTTATCAGAAGTGTTGTAATAAGCTATAAAGTACCATTCTAATTTATCAGTTATAGAGTCTAGTAGAAATAGTCTTTTATCTATCCACATATCAGTAATTAAAACTTCAATAATATTCTCTTGATAAGATATAGTCTTATCCTCATATCTTTTCTTTACAGGATTCCATACTTTAGTAGTTTGAGTTACTGTTCTAGTATGGTCTTTCCAAGTAAACTTAGATACTATCTCTACTTTTACTTCATTAGGTCTAGTTTCATACTTAGGGTCATTAGGTTGTATTTCTATACTAGTTCTTTCCTCCTCTATGACATTATTAGTATTATCATAAGGGTCTATATGAAAAGTAGCTTGAAAGTTAGCATATACAGCTTTCTTTACTATTTCATCTAATTTAGTACTTGGATTAAAATAAAAGTCAAAATCTGAATAATTACGTCTAGATGGAATAGGATATCTGAATACTACGGGAAGCGAAGTATCAGTATAGATATTACTAGTTTCCTGATGAGTTATAGGATCAGTAATGACTTCAGTAACTTGTATAGATATAGTAGTATCCTCTACTAGAGTTTTATCTAGTGAAATAGATACTTTACCATCTATAGGACAAGTAGTTAGTATTGTCTCTTTTAGTTTCTTATCTGGGTCATAGACATAATAACTTACTTTAATCTCTTTGACATTAGCAGTTATACTAGGGTCTATAACTAGAGTTATCTCTTTATCTCTAGTAATAGCATTATCTACATAGCATTTCACTGTAGAAGTGAACTCTTTAGCATTAGAAGGCTTTATGTAGTTATCAGCTATTATAGCAGCAGTATTTATATCAGCATCATATTTATATGTATATAAGTCATTATTGAATGTAAAGGTACTAGTGTCATAGTCATAGCTAGGAAATATCTGCTTTAGCATATATTCTGGAAAGAGTCTATATTCAGTTCCTTGTTCGTAAGATATAAGGCTTTTAAAATCAGGTATAGTAGCTAGTAATTTATCTAGTTGTAATTCTGTCTTTTTAGTAACTAGAGTCTTATTCCAACCTTGAAGCTTCTTTCTAACAAAAGGCATTTCGTGATATGTATTATAAGTAGTAATTAAATCTTTAATAGCATCATAATTGGACATTTTAGCTGATTTGTCATATATCAGTTTTCTATTGGCTTGTATAGTACCTGCATAGAACTTCTTACCTGATTTACCATAATCTCTCTTAGTGTACCATTCAGTAGGTCCATACATTAATTGATGAATATATTCATCATAGGTCTTTTTCTTTTTAAAGAATCCCATTATATCTCCTTATTAAGGGAGATATAATGAATTAGCAGCATTTATCTTTTCATCTGCTAGTAATTTAGGAGTTACTTGGACTATTCTATCTTTATAAGTCTTATAGATACTAGATAGCTCTGCATTATTTAATGGAGTAGGTAATGCTCCATCATCTAGCATACCACTAGAATAAATCATAGAGAAAGCTTGAAATTGAAACTCTATAAGCTTAATATACATATTGTCATCAAAACCTAGTAGTTGTCTATCTAGTAGTCTGGCTTGAGCTTCAGTCTGTGCTATTTGAGCTTGAGTTAAACAGCATTTGATTTTAAGTTCAGCTATTTTAATTAATAAATCTACCTTTAATTGCAAGTATTGCATCTTAATATTAGCTAGTTGAACCCACCATTGAGTTTTCAATGAAGCTTCTACTTGTGCTTTAGTAGTTATAAATGTAACAGCTTGTTGAAGTGTAACTGCTAGGGATTGTGAGTATACGTCAGCATAGTCTTTATTGACTATCCTACCACTATCATATTGAGCTCTAAGATTCTCAGACATTACTTCACAGAGTTTGTCTAATATCTTAGAGCCTTTCCATTCTAGTAGGTCTCTACCATAATGATTAACTTCTTGTAAAGAACCATCAGTTAAATCACCTACATCTAAGTCAATTTTTAAATCATCTTTTTGAGGTAATTCTAGCTCTAATGACAGATTGTCTAAATCAGTAGTTAGAGCCTTACAATCTAGACAACCAGTAGCCATAGCTTACTCCTCTACATAAGGTTCTACTACTACAGTATATTTAGGTCTCATAGTAGTTTTACTAAGACCTGGATTTACATCACTTTCAGTAGTAAAAGGGAATGTAATCTCTTTTAGATTATCAATAACACATTGCTCTACTCCATTTACTGGAATACCAAATGGAAGTACATAAGACTTAGTAAAGAAGGCATTAGCAACTGATACGTATACACTAGTCAAGTTAGCACTTTCTTTAGGGTCATTATTAGTTACAGTTACTTTGTATTTCTTTAGAGCTGCTTCTTTTAGTCTAGTAATAGTATCACTAGGTAGATTAGTCTCTACAGTATTAGGAACTGATTGAATTACTAAAGGACTAGTAGTATTTTCATCTGAAGTTTTTTTCATTGGATTAGCCATAAGTTAAGCCTTTCTATAAAGATATAGGGGAGAATTAACTCCCCAAAGTAGATTAATCGATTGCTGTAGCAAGCAAATAACCTTTAAGTAATGCTTCCTCTCGAATAATAAGAGTTGCATAAAAGAAGTTATACGAAGTAAATCCCTGAGTTCCATAAGGGTTATTAGCTCTATTGACATCCTCTTTAGGAGATTTAACAATAAAGTTAATACCATCTTTACCCTCTAGACCTACAGTAGCAAAGCTATCTTTAGTAGGGAATAGAACTGGGAATACATCAAAGTGGTCTTTACCACCTTTCTGAGATTTAGATAGATGACCTGCATAAGATGCTGGAACTTCTGCTCCTTGTCCTCTATATACTACAGCTTGCTCAGCTTCAATAAATCTAACTTCTCCCATAGCACCTACTTCACCCTCAATAGCACCTTTAGTAGATGGATATTCTACTACTGGTACAAAGGCAAACTTAGATACTTTAGCATCAGTAGATGTCTTAGACAAACAATCTAGGTCATAATGAACTGCTGCTGGAATTACACAGTAATAACTAGCATCAATAGGAACTGTACCAATACCTGTAGTAGCATTGATAGCAGAAGTAGATTTTTTAGCCCTATTAGCCTTTAGCTTAACTACACATCGTTTAAAGAAATCATAACTAGCTCGATAGTTATTATCTAGACTACCATCAGCTACTAGACCTGTTCCCATAGTAGCAACACTAGATGCTAGAGATGGATACATTACGTTAGTAGTAGCTAGTAGGTCTAGCTGTAGCAAGTCCTCATAAAGACTAGCTGCTCTATCTCCCATTTGCTGTCGTAGTCTGATTGAACTCATATTGTCTGAGAATAGGTCTAGTTCATCAGTATATTCAATCATCTCACCATAGCGTTTCATAGTAGTTTCTAGTACTTTAACACTAGTATCTACTAGATTCTGTCGTCCAGCTCCTTCAGGTAGTGCTGCTCCTGTAGTAGCTGTCTGAACATCAGCGATGTCTCTACCTTGCATAAAGCCTTTAGCTAGGAACTCTGGAGTACCTAAGGCTCTATCATACATATTCTGATATTTAGTAATTTTATAAATCTTACCATTTCGCTGAGGTAGAGTGAACTTCCTATCAGCAAATTGTCTATAAATCATATGAGCTTTAGCTGCTTCAATACCTGCTCTATTAGCAGCAGCTAGAATCATCTGATTACCGTGGGTTGAAGGGTTACCGTCTTGATATTTGTATGGATTAGCCATAATTAAATCCTTTTATTATTTAATACTTTCAAGATATTTCTGGAACTCCTCAGTAGACATTGAAAATATAGCATCCTCTGCATCTTTACCTACTAGGTCTTTAGCAGGAGGTGTAGCTACTGGATTAGAAGCTACTACTTTATTTCTATTCTCTATTCTTTGTCGTTCTCTAGCAATATCTTGGTCTTTAGTACTAGCTGCTCTTTGAATATTACTCATAGCTAGTTCTCTAGCTGCATTAATGTAATACTCTAGAACAGGCTTAGAGAAGTTATCTCTAACTGCTAGTGTATTAGCATAAGTCATAGTTTTAGCATATTCTCCAGATTTAATGTCATTCTGCAAACCTTCAATAGCAGCAGGATTATTTTGCAGAAAATCTTTAGAGACATCATCTAAACTACTAACTACAGAAATAGTCTGTTTATAATACTCAGGCTCTTGTGAGAGTCTAGCAACAACTTCATCTAATTCCTGCTTAGCATAATTAGGTCTATACTCTTGTGGAGCATAAGGTTTTGATTCCTTACCATCATCATCTGTAACAGCCATAGAATCATCTAAATCCATAGGGTCTATATTATTAGCTTTAATAATGCTCTTAATAGCTTCTTTATTGCCTTTAGCAACGTCTATTAAGACATTAATAGATTCAGGTTTAATTCCTTGCTGTTTCAGTGCATCTAAGACAGGTAGATACTCTTTAAACTGCTGAGTCTTTTTAGTATAGTCTATACCTTTACTTGCTAGATTCTTAATTTCATCTAGTGTAAGTGTATAGTCTTGCTTATTAGCCCTAATGGTATAAGTCTCAGGAGTTTCCTCTTGTTTATTATCGTTACTTGTAGATTCGTCATTAGAAGCATTATCTGTAGTAGTTTCTACAGGTGTTTCCTCTTTTGGTTGTTCTACAGGTTCTGGATTTTCATCAGTTTTAACTACTTCCTCAGTAGGGGTTTCAGTAACCTCCTCTGTAGGTTGTTCTTTAGGTTCATCAGCTACTTCAGTGGTATTTAGTTTGTCTAAATCATCTTGTAGAAACTTATTGAACTCCTCCTCAGACATATTATATACATCCTCGTCGGTTAGTTCCTTCTTAATATCCTCTGCCATAATTAATCCTTAGTTTCGTCGTCAATTTCACCAGCTAGGTTTTTAATAGCGATGAAATAGTCTCTTAGTTTATTAGCTGCTATTAGATACTCCATAATAGTACCTTTATCAGCTCCTGGAATAGATAGTTGCATAGCCATAGAGACTACTTTCTCTTGCATAAAGCCATCTAGAATAACTAGCTGAAAGTCCTTGTTATTCTCTAGTCTTGCTAGAGCTTTAGCTAGCTTTACGTTATAAGAGTTATCTCCTGTAACTAAATCAGCATTTTCTAACTCATCTAAGAGTTCATCATTCATATATCTCTCCTTGTATAAAGTTATTTAAGTATAACATAAGCTTTAAGCTTATAAATACTTCCTATTAGAGTTTTCTAATAGTTTTAAAGTTTCTTTATCAATATCAAACTTCTGCTGTCTAGCTTGCTTATCTGCTTCATTTTTAGCTTTAGTTTGATAGTAATCGTGTAGATAGTCTAAGTCTTGCTTATCTGTCTTAGAAGCTATATTAGCTGCTTTAGCTTTCTCACTTTCTGTTCTAGCTTGCTTGTATTCATTATCTACTTGATTTTTATCTACTTTAGACATAGTTAGAGCATTCTCTGCTTGCATACCCTCTAGTTGTAATTGAGCCATTTGTTGTTCCTCAGGAGTTGGTTGAGGAGGTTGAGGAGTATAATCTGCTATGGCTTTAGCTAAATCTGGCATTCTATATAATTGAGCCATCTGAATTAATAGAGGCTTAGTAATCTCAAATGGTAATGATTGAGCTGTAGTCTGTAACATCATAGTAAGACTATTAGCTTTAGACTGATTGTCATCAGCTGTAGAGATAGATAATACTATATCTATATTAGCTCCTAAATCATCTCTCTTAAGCCATAAGAACTCATCATTAGTTATTCTAATCTGAGTTTCCTCATCTAGAAACTCTGCATCATATGCTAGCCATTTACGTAGTATAGGCTTTACTAGATTCTCAGAGATATTCCTAACTATGTTTAATCTACGAGTACTAGCACTAGTAAGTACTCCTTGTATACCTGTAGCTGTACCCCCTAAAGTATTGCTATTTAATCCTTGATTAAAAGACTTAACTCCAGTGATACTTTCAGCTTCATTAGATAGTAATTGAAGCATATTAAAAATACTTCCAGGTAACTCATTAAAATGACCTTCATAGAAATCTACAGCTGGATTACCATTAGCTGCGAATGTAAAGTTCTTACCTGCTAGGAACTTGATTCTATTAGCTTGGTCTAGTACTCCTTGTCTAATACCTTTCTGAGCATTATTACTTAATGCCATATTATCTACAAATCCTCTATAAATAGCAGTCTTGACTTTCTGTATATCATCTAATAATTCAGCATTAGATTCACCATACATTTGAAAAGGAATAGGAGTAAATGGAGTAACTACAAATGGAAGTTTTTTATCAGGATATGGATTTTCCTCAAATCTAATGATAGTATCACCTACCCAAGTGCATACTATAGGCTCATTAATACCATCATTATTAATGTCATAGAATCCCCAATATTCATAGACTAATAGTTTACGTCTAGTTTTATCCTCGAAGTTAAATAGATATCTATCAGGTCTTTTATAATCATCATATACTCCATCTACATTAGAACTATCTAGTTTGATTTTAATCTCCTCTAGATTCTTGTAGATACCAGCTTTCTTTAGATGACTTAAATCTGTTTCATATCTATGAATTATAAATTGACAATTTTCAAAGTCATCCATACAAGTAGGGTCTATGAATATATCATCATTTCTACATACTGTAGCTGTAGGGTGATTTTTAATAGGCTTTACTCTTTTAACTTGTCTAGGTTGTTTTATAGTAGGAGGTAATTGCTGTCCTTGCTGTTGCAACTCTATAGCAGTCTGTTGGTCTCCTTGCTCTAGAGCTTGTTGTATGATTAATTTTAATTGCTGTAATTGGGGATTAGGGATTTCATCATAGACTAAATCTACTACTTCTTTCTCCTCATATTCCCAGCCTAATCTAACTACACAAGTTCCTTCTACATCCAGAACTTTAAGAGCTTTAGCCATAAAGTTATATCTATTAAATTGCAAGCAAAATTGAGTATTAAGTAGTAAACCTATTCTAGGTGCTATTTCTGCATCCTCATAGCTATTAGGATTAGCTTGGATAATATCAGGAGTAGATACAAATGGGTCTAATAGTTCAGCGTGTTGCCATTCAGATTGCTTTTTGATATCTCTAGATACTATCTTAGACCTAGAGCCATCTTTAGTCTCATTACCATATGGCTTACCATTATACCTATCTCTCCATTCCTCCATTTTAGCTTCTATCTCTTTCTTAGCATTCTGAGCTGATACAAAATCCGCCTTGAATATTCTAAGTGCTTTTTCCTCATTTGCTATCATCTGTCTATCCTATTTGATTAGTTATTACTAGTTTAATATCCTTAGCTTTTTGGAATATCTCTATTAAAGCATTTAGTGTCTCTCTAGAACTCCATACTCCATTATTATCATAAGTCTTACCTACTAGAATACATCCCTCTGTATTTTTACCAGTATTGCCTGAATGTATTAGTATACATCTAGTGGCAGGAACTTGATTATTAGATACTAAAGGCAATAATCTATTAAATCTAGGGCTATTATGCCAAGTAATGTTATATTCTCCTTGTGGTATTCTCTTATCTTTACCACTTAGAATAGTATCAGGTCCAGCTGGTTCACAAGTATATCCACTAAGAAACAACTCTCCATCCTCTGTAATTGTAAACTTACCTATAGTCCTATCATCTATTTCTTTAAATCTAGTTATACTCATTAACATTAGTTATCCTTTATACAGTTGATTAATATTAACTCACATTTCTTATAGTAAGCCATTAAATCTCTAGCACTCTTTAAATTGCCTTTGATATATCTAGGTTTACTAGGCATAGTTTCAGTACATTTAACTGGAACATTTACTGTTTTATACTCAGTTCTTACTATAGGTTCTTTAGAACAGCCTATAAGCAATATAGCATTACATATTATCAAAGAGATTTTCATAGTATTCTACTTTCTTAGAATCAGTATTTTCTTTAGGAACTTCTACTTTCTCTAGTACTTTAATATGTTTCTTTAGTTCTTTTTCATCTAAGGGCTTAATAGCTAAAGCTTTGATTTGAGTATTTTGTAACTCTATCTTAGCTTCAGCTGTTTGCTTATCTGCTTTACATAGATTCATTTCTATTATCTTATTAGCTAGTTCATACTTAGTTTGGTCTAGTTTAGATGATAGATAATAAGCATATGTACTTAGACCTACTATTATAGTAACACTGACTATTTGTAATATCTTAGCAATTTCCATTAGCTATGCCTCTCTTTTATATCCAAGATATATCCTTCTAACTTATCTAATGCTTGCTTGATAGTCTCTAGATAATGCTCTATAAACTTCATATTAGAGGAATTAAGCTCTTTATTCATCTCATTAGCATTACTAGTAGCTGTAGCTAATGCACTTAGCTGTGTAGCAATATTAGTAAGCTTAGTATCATTACGTAATTTAAATACTAGCATAAATCCTAGAGCTATAACTAGAATGAATAATACTCCAGTAATACCTAAAGTCTCAAAAGTCTTAGCGTTAGATACTATAGATGTTAAGAGACTACTAGGGTCTGCATTAGGTATAGCTACAGTAGTCTCATCCATTTAATTACCTCTACACTGCTTATTTTGATTCTTAACCAACTCTATTAGATTAAGAAGTTTTTTAGTATTAATACTATAGCTCTTTAATAATTCTCCATAACTATCTAGTATAGCTTTATTACTATCAAATGATGGCTTAGAAATCTTTGTAGGATAAAACTCTTTGAGACTAATAGGAGTACAAGTTACCACTATTGGCTTACTTATTGTTGATTGTTTGTTCCCACAGCCTATCAAGCTCACGAGTAAGATTAATATCGTTAGATACTTCATAGTTATCCTCTTTCTTTACTTTAACTTTAATTACTTGCTTAGCTTTAGAGCTATCTAATTTAGCAGCTACTTTAGCATTATGATTAGCTATATTAGATACTCTAAGAATCTCAACTTTTAAATCCTCTACAGTAGTATTGTAATCGCAGATTATTTGCTTATATTGCATATTTTCAGCTTCTAATAGCTTTATTTTAGTTCCTAGATTATAAAAACTAACTCCAAAGGATACTATTGCTAATACTAAGCAGATTATAATTACTTTACTACTTATAAACTTCATTTCTACCACCTAATTTTAGAATATAGTCTAACACTTTTATAAAATAACCAAGCTTTCCATTTAGGAACATTGAGTTCTAACAGATTCTCATAGAACTTCTTATCTGCATATTTAAATGTAATGCCTAGAGGATTAGCATAAGTACCCATAGCTAAGTCATACATATAATCGTGTATTAGAGCTGCACTAAGATATTCAGGACTATTGGGAGGAAATAAACTCCAAAATACTCTAGGTATATTAGCTCCATTAGTCTGATAACCTTTAGGAATAGTAATATCCTCAAAAGTATAATCCTCAGCCACTTCAAATTGTCGTTTATTATAAGGCTTTAAAATAGGTCTATGTATCATTCTAAGTCCTTCTGATAAGCTGATAGTATTTCATCATTACCTAGAATATTACATATATTTAATTCACCACCTCCATCATAATCGCTATGAGCAATTATTTCTAGAGATTCTAGACTTCTAATATGTTCATCTACTATAAGTAAGCTATGACCATCTTTATCTACTTTCATTGCTAATCCTAGCATAGAATGTTGTGTATGCTCTATATTAGTATCAAAGTCTTTCTTTTCCCATTTAGTAGTATAAGGAATCATAGAAGCATAAATTTTACTATCTATTACTAATGCATATCCGTGAATCTCATTAGTATTAGTTAAATTAGCTTTATTACCTGTTAGCATAGAGTTTTCATCATACCAACCTACAGTAGCTTTTAATTCTAATACAAACGAATATTCAGTCTGACTAGGTAATTTAACAAACTTACTCATATCTAAAGGTATTTTCATATATTGAATAGTTCTATTAGATAATATATTATGATTAAGAGCTGGGTCAGGATATTCAACTAAAGGATTAGTCTGTTGAGTCCATCCTGCTATTGTAATACCTTTTAATGCCTGATTCTTATCATAAGTATCTTTGAATAATACAGCAGTTGCTGAAGTTCCTGCTTTAATATGAGCTTCATTCTTTAAGAACTCTCCTCCAGTTTGATGATAATAAATATCTCCTAATTCTACTTTAGGGATATAGTTTTTATAAGTATTAAGATTCATAGGATTATTAGGTATAGAGACTTTACCAATATAATAAGGACTAGCATATGATACTTGTAATTCTTTTGAAGCATCTTTAAACATTATAGGATTCTTGTTAGCATATACTTTAATTACATTATAATTAGTAATCCTAACTGTATATTTTATGTTATCTTTAGTAGTAGGTACACTAGTACCTCCTTCTCCTAGTATAACACTAATATGAGGTATAAATACTTCATATTTACCACCATTTAAACGTAATCTTACTTCTAACATTCCAGTATAACTATAAGGCATATATCTCATAATGACTTTATTAGTATTAGTCTGTATATGTTCCTTATGGTCAAAAGAACCATAAGGATATATATCAGTAATAAGTCTAGCTGGGATTTCTTGTTGTTTTGGTATATAAGTAGCCATAAGCATAGTATTCATCTAAGACTCCTTAATATACTCTACCTAGTAATATTTTACTCTGTGGTAATACCATATAAGTAAAATACTCAGTATCTCTTAATTTAGTAGGTTTCTCAGTAGCCCAAACACATTCATCTGCAAAGTCAGAGATATTCTTAGCATTATGAACTATTATCATACCACTTTGACCATCATAAGCAGGTAGAGTATTAGTATCAAAAGACATAGTCTGACCTGGGTCATTCAATGTTATTTCTAAATTAGGTCGGATTCTATCTAAAGAAATGTTACTAACAGAAGTAGGATTACTATCAAAATTATAATTAGGAAATCTAGCAGGTTCATTCATCCAAAACCAAGGAGACCAAATGTCAGTTCCATAACTATTACTCATATACCTCCAAAAGATTTTACCTGAATTAGCTATTAAAATCTGAGTAGACTTTCCAAAATAACATACAAGAAGTAGACTAGTCTCATCTAAACGGCTTCTATCCATAATAAAGTTAGGGTATTTTTCTGGTGTTGTTACCTCACCTTCAGAAATGTAATAAAACCCTACGTCAGTAACTTTATCGATATCCTTATTATTAATAGAGTTTTGACCAGTCATATAATCTCTAATGAACTTAGTCTTATCTAATCCACCTAGTTTTTCACTATCTTTAGCAATTATATTAGCTAATTTACTTTCAATTACTGTATTAGTCTTTTCAGTAATTAAAGTTTCAATTTCAGGTTTAATAGAATTGAAATCTAATGAAGTCTTAGTCCAAGCTGTCCAATTACCTGCTGTTTTACTTCTGACATATATTTCATTAGTTTCATTAGAAAAATATACTTGCTGAGGATTTGTAGAGTTTCCTACAAATAGAATACCTATTAGACTATCTTTAGGGTAATTTTTAGCTGCTAGAGCTTTAGTCTTGTCTTTCTGTGAAAAGAATCCTGGATAGTCTATAGAGTTTAAGTCTTGGTCAGTTAGAGAGTTATTCATATAATTTCTAATGAATCCACTAGATGGAATACCTCCTAGATTATCAGAGTTCTTTACTTTAGCATCCACTAGTAATTTTAATAGTTCCTCTTTAGATAGTATTCCATTAGCTTTAGTCTCTAATGCTTGAGTTTTAGTCTCTAAAGTTGTAGTTTTATTTTCTAGAGTAGTAACTTTATTATTAGTCTCAGTAAGTTTTTGATTAAACTCTCTTTCTAGTTTCTGTATTTCTGCTATATTTTTAATAGTCTCTTTGATAGTCTCTTTATTATTAAGTATCTCTTGAAGTAACTTAGTAATCTCTGTAGAGTTATCTTTCTTTAGACTTTCAATAATTTTACTAGTCTCAATAGTACTATTATTGATTAGCTCTTTTACTTTATCCTCTGTAATACTTCCTTGTAACCCTTTAGCTTTTAAATCAGCTAGCTCTTTCTTTAAAGCTTCTATAGCTGTCTTTAGAGGAGTTAAATCTGCACTAGTACCTTCACCAGTACCACTAAGTGTATATAGTGTCATATAGTCTTTATAATGCTCTATATCAGCATTCTTAGTAGGTAATTGAACTATACCTATGAACTTAAACTTCTTATTATAATAGATACCTCTAAAATCTACTTTAGTATCTATATTTCTAACTAGTAGTTTCTCTACTATCTTTTTACCATCGGTATCCCAGATAGATTCTACTAAGTCTTTGAATTGCTTAGGGTCAGTAGGAATAGTGCCATTGTATTCAACTTTAGGGGTGTAAGTAATATAGAAAATATGCTTTTTCATCTTAGATATCCTCTCCATTTCCTAGATTAGTGATATTGTTAGTTGTAGTATTATTATTAGTACTTGTTACAGTAGCTTTGACATCAGCTGTAACGTTCTTGGTCTCTGTAACATTCTTAGTTTCTGTAGCTGTAGTAGTCTCAGTAGAAGTAATGTTATTAACAATCTGATGACCTGTATATTTCTCTTTAATACTAAGAATCTCTTGCTTTAATAATAATAATTCATTATTAAGCTTAGTATCTAGCTTAGCAATGTCATCTTTATTCTTGTTTACACTAGGTAGTATCTGAGTAGAGATATTGTCTAATGCTTGTTTGGTCTCCAGTTTAAAATCACTAATCTCTTTTTGAATCTTAGTAAGTTCTAGTTCCCATTTAACAAAGCTATCAGCTATTTGCTTTAGTACTTCTTTAGCTTTAGAGTCTATATCTGCTAAGGCTTGAGTAATTTTAGTAGTAAGCTTAGCTTCTAGTTCATTAGTAAGCCTAGGTAGGTCATTTAGCTTCGCTAAAGCTTCTTTGATTATGACCATATTACTAGCTAGAGTAGACAAGTCATTCTTTAATGCTACTAGCTGTTTGTATGTCTCTACATTACTATTAAATGTAGTGATATTAGACATACCTTGAGCTACTATCTCTATAGCTAGTAAATGGTCATATACTATAGAGATTACATCTAATTTATCATATACTCCTAGTAATTTCTCTAGCTTAGCATAGATGTCTTTAAAGACTTGCATATTCTCTGAATCATTAACATAAGCATCTCTAAAACCATAGAGTGTTTTATACATCTCTTTATCTGCATAGATAGCTTTTAATAGGTCTAGATTGTTATTAGTAGTTCTTAGTACATCTAGGTTGTCTTTAATAGTCTCTATAGAGGCTTTCATAGCATTTACTTGCTTGATAGTGTCCATATTAGCATTTACAGCTTTTAAGGTATCTATCTCAGCTAGTATTTTATTGCATATCTCTATAGCACCAGATACTGTTTTAACATTTTCTATATTGTTATTAACGTTTAATATAGCTTCAATATTATTAGCAAAGCTAGCTAACTCTGCTGGTATCTCATATTGAACTATAGTAGTCGTAACTCTATTCTTACCATCAGGAGATGTCTCAGTTTGGACACTCTTAATATTGCTTGTAGTAAAAGGTATAAGCATTAATAAAACCCTTTCTTAAATTGTAAAGTAGACTCCATCTCATTACTTAATGCCCAATTAGAGTTCATTGCTTGCTGTAATTCCAGTGCATAGTTATTTAGTATTGCTCCTTCCATAGATTTAAAGTCATCTATTGACCTTACTACTTTTAGAGCTACTAAGGCATACAGTAATTTATATAGTTCTGGAGGAAGTGGGAATGTAGAACTATTACCACCATTAAATACTAATTGTGGAGGCATAGTCTTATATTCAACGTATACTATAGTTCCTTCTTTGACATTAGGTAGATATAAAGTTAAAGGGTTAATTTGATATACATTCTGTTCATTCATAATGTATTCATCACCTTCACTATCCCATAGCTTCAATATCTCTAAGACATTAGAGGAATCTAGTGCTTGTATTGTTATATCTTGAGGAGTTCCACCAGGTACTATTGGAGTATCTCCTCCTCCTTTATTAACAGCCATAATTATTACCTCTTAAAATCATAGTCATTGACTAGTTTTTTCATTACTTGATTAGTTTCCTCATCTCTAGCTTGCATAGCTTTACCATACTTATTTTCTCTAGCTTGTTTGATAGTACCTAGTATTACATTAGGGTCTTTAGCCATTCTCATATGCTTATTACCTTCTTTATCTGTATAAGTAATATTAGGGTCATCATTACCCTCTAATGTAAATACTCTAGCTTCTTTAGGTACTGCTATAATAGCTTGTTCTTTATTGATTAATAGCATACTATATATCTCTAGCAAAGCTTGATTAATATAAACTACTAAGGCTTCATCACTCATAGGCTTACCTTTATAGTTACTAATATTCATATAAAGATAATCTTGCATACCTTTCATTACTTCTTTGATGCTTGTTCCATTATCCATAGTATTGCCTTAGAAAATAGTATTTTGAATGTCTCCCAGACCTTCCTCATCCTCATAGAAAAGTTTTTCATCTTTATCTAATCCTTCATAAGAGTTATCACTAGGGGCAAAGACATTCATAGCTTGTAGCATTGAGATAGTATCTAGTACATCATCGTGTCTACTCTTAAAGCCTGTCTTTGTAGCCTTAGATATTTCATCTTGGAACTCTAAACCCCAAGCACTAGCTTTTAGTTTATTACCAATCCATATGTTACCCTGAGTAAACTCAGGACTGAAAGTAACAAATCTTGAAAACTTATCAGCAATAGGTCTAATCCCTGCACTACCTTTATTATTGCTAGAAGCTAGAGGGAAGTATACTTTCTTTCTAACCATCTCTTGTTGTATCCAGGATATAAATCCTCCTTGTTGTCCAGTTACTTCTATACCTACCCCTAGCATAGGCTTATACTTGCTACATAGCCTAAATAACTCCTCTATAAACTCAGATACTTCTACTCTAGCACAGAAACCATCTATTGCCATATATTGCTTAGCACTATTGATAGCCCATACTGTAATAACACTATAATCACTATTTTGTCTTACAGTAGTAGCTAAATCTGTAGTTATATAGAAATTATAGTAACTTCTACTTTTAAGCATAGTAGCCTCATCAAAGTATTTAATACATTCATCTCTTATTAATCTATCCTCTAAGCTAGTAACTCTAAGCATTAGCTCTTGATTGAAGTTCTCTGGCTTTTGTAATGCCATAGCTTCATCATATTCTCTTTTGACGTATTCGTATGGAAATCTATCCTCCCAACTACCTCTAAAGTCTTTTTTACTAACGGGGAATTGTTCACATATAGGAGCTAAGGTTACATCCCAACTACCACTCTCTACGGCTCTATACAAAGGGTCTTTAGCATTAAAAGGAGTTCCAGTCCATATAATCTTTTGTCTAGTTGGATGCAGTGCTTTACTAACAGCTTTATACACTACATCCTCTATGCTAGATATTACAGTATCACTTCTAGCATCCTCATCTCTCATTAAATCGTCTAATAAGGCTATAGAAGGTCTTTGACCTAATTCTCTAGTACCACGTATACCTGTACTAACTCCAAAGCCTTTAACTACTGTTCTAATACCTTTAACATTCTCAAATTCCATTCTTACATCAGTAAACTTCCTACCTCCAGTTCCTTCCTCATAGAAATCATTACTGCTACTACTTCCTTCATCTGATACTAGGGTTAGTTTCTTATTAGGTATTAATTGCTGTAAGAACTTACTATTTTCGTATTTAAATTGAATATTCTTTCTAAGAGTCTTTACTCCATTTTCAATACTATCACTTACATACATTATAAATGGAGCTTTACCAAATCCTGGAAAGTATCCAAATCCTGCATTGAATAATATTAGATATTCCATTAAACTGCTTTTAGCAAATCCTCTATGCGCTACTATAATATCTCTAGCTGAAGTATTACAGACCATATCTAATACTTTTAAATGCATTAATGGAGTTTTATTATCCTCACTTCCCCCATTTACTTCTTTAATGAAATTAACTACCATCAATGCTTCATTACTAGGCATATAGCCAGTAAAGTCATAATTGACTGCATTAAGCAATTCATCCATACTCTTAGGCATTACTTTCACTCTCTTCTATGTCTATCACTTCTTTATCCTCCCCTTTAATGCTAGCATTGACTATATCGTGCATATTGCCTCCATTTTGTATTAGAGCCTTTTGCTTTTGTATCATATTCGTAATAGCTTCTTGATATGTATCTATGATAGTCTCACTATCTTTTTTAACATTAACATTTACTTCTATGCCTTCAGGAGCTTTTAGATGCAATAATAGCTTATCAGCTGCATTAATCCTATCTCTGCTAAGTTTAGCATTATTCATCTCCTCTACTAGCTTTTCCACAGCTGCATATCTATAGCCTTGAAACATAATATATAGAGGTATTTCACTCTGAGCTAATATCTTTTTAACTAGTGGATGTTTTCTATATCTAGATGCAGCGTTGACTAAACTAAGATACTCTCTACTATCTCTAGGTGCATTACGCTTTTTATCTACAAACTCTTTATATCTAAAGGCTTCTATGTACGCTTCTATGGCATTACCTTTATATACTTCTAGATAGCTACAGAATCTTACTGCATTAATATAATCCTCTAACTCTATATCACTATCCTCATCTAGGATACTTCTAAACTCTAATATAGTATCAATGAATCTATAGCCATCAAAAGCTTCCTCACTAGCACTCTTTTTAATTAACTCTACAGCTTCATCAGTAATAGTACATTTATGTTTCTTACGTCTATTATTATTAAACCAACCATATACTTTACTAGCTGTAATAGCTGCTAGATTTACTTTACTATTATTTGGATTGTCTATTGAGTTAGTGTCAGTAGTAGGTATTATCTCTCTACTACTAGGTGCATTATTTTGCTTGATATATTTTTTACCTTGTATATTAGCCATCAGTATTTATCTCCTTATATAGTATTTCCTTTATTATACTCTACTAAGGAGATAAATACTAGACTAATATCATACAGGACTATTCATACTTCTACCAGCAGCTTCCTCTGGAGTAATATGTAATTCTCTCTTTTTACGTGTTCTAGTAGTTAGTTTATATTCTCCAAAGTTAAGTTTCCATTGCTGCTGAGCAAATAAAACTAAATCATCAGGCATATATCTAGGAACTACTAGAAAGGGATTTACTAAGTATTCTCCCCTAGAACCTACTATAGCTTGACAATCTCTTAGAGATTTAATAACTCTTTTAATAACCCAAGGTTTAACTCTATATTGTAAAGCTAAGCTTTTAACATCTAGTTTTATCTCATAGCTCATTTTAGTAGGCATATCACATAAGATATGTGCTCCGATAACAAACTCGCTAGTATTGTTAAATCTAGAAGCCAATGCAATTAGATTATTCATATAGGTTAATCTAAAGCCTTTAAGCTTCTTACCTTTACTTACTTCTACAAACTCATCTTGTTTGATGATTTCACCAGTCTCAGGGTCTACATACGTTCTAAGAACGTGATTAGTATACTCTTTTCTAGCCATAGCTTTCTCCTTATTTAGGCTTATTGTTGATTCAATCAACTTAATTATACAACTTATACCATAAATCTCAACTTATACCCCCTTATAATTTCATTATTTGTACCTAATTTTTTCACTATCAAAACCTTCTGTATGAGTACTTTACTCTAAGTTTAGTTATGAAAATACTATGTTATTAATACAAGAGAAAAAGTAACTAAGAAATAAGAATGCCCTAAATAGGGGATTCTTTACTTTTAGAGTAAACCTGAAGTAGACCTTAAGTGAGGTATTGAAAAATCACTAAATTAATGTGAGGGTAGTACTAGCCAGACTGTGCAGTCAATTCATCAGTCTACCCCCCTGAGGGTAGCTGATAAAAGTAATTCTTTAATTCTGGTAAGGTGAAATTAATTCAAGGAGTTTGCTATGTTATTCAGTAGTTTAATCCTAGTTGGGCTAGCAATAGCTCTTTATTCAGATACTCAATTAAGGAGGATATGATGGAATATATTGTAGGTATTCTAGTTTTCTTATTTCTAGCCAAGAAAGGCTTGAGAAAACAAGGTCTAGAGCTTAATGTTAAAGATGCTGCAGCAGATGTAGCTGCTAACGTAAGTCTAGAATTAGCTGATATTCTAGACATAACACCAACCAAAATCAGTAAGAAGTAGAGGGTAAAACCTCTACTTTATAATTTTTTCTAATTGATTATTTATTATCAAATACTACATCTATAACTTGTTCATCCATAGATAGACTGGGAAGGTGAAAATCTTTTCTAAGGAGAATCTTATGCTAAAAGCAATAGTATATGAAAATGAGGGTCAGTTGGTGAGTGCTAATAAGGCACATTCATTTGGTCCATCCACTTGGTACTTCTTTAAGAACCGAGAAAGGATTGCCTTTCCTAGCTTAGATGAAGCTATTGACTTCGTTCGTGCTAACAAAGACAAGGATTTCGGAGTTAAAAAGGATGGTACACCTGTAGAGACTCTTAAACTCATTAGGCAATTAACAGAGTCAGATTATAAGACTTTGCTATAGCTTAATGCTGTCCTAGAATGACGTTAAACTTATTCGAGGTACTACTCACCTGCGTAACTCAAGCTGTAGCTCTGCTAGTAAATGTTGGACGTGAACATTTACTAGTACTTATTTTAATTCTACTAGTATATTCTGTCTATAGATAAACAGTAATGTTAGCTTATCCATAGATAGACACTAGTAATTAAGGATATACTTATGAATAATCTAAAGTCTAAAGATTTATCAGTCTCTATGGATTTAGAGTTTGACTATAAGTCCTTAGAGATTATCAAAGATGAATTACATCGTAGAGGTTTATTGACTTATAAATGAAATGGTAAAGACATCAAAGACCTAGATGACAATCATCTAATGAATGTCTATTTCTATATTGCTAGAGCAATAAACAGACGAAAGGATTATGAGGAATACAAAGAGATAATCGCTGAGAACTCAGAGAATATCTACTAGTATTCAGTTGTCTTGTTAGAGACCAATCACTTAGCATTAAAGGAGTATTAAATGCAGATGGTTATTGAGTTATTAGTAGAGGGATTTATGAGAAGTATTATGCAGTCTTATGCTAGTGATTATTGCAGATTGTATTACACTGATAGAGGAGATTTTGATGAATTAGATGTTGGCAGATATACTTTATCCTTAGCTAAATTAAGATACCCACTAAGGGGAACCTTAGAGGAAGTCAATAAGTTTATCAAAATTGGACATAAAGGAGATAAGAGATTCTATATATTAGCTAAAAAGAATGAGGATGGAGATTTAACTTTCAATATAGAGAATTATTAAGATGGATAAGATAGAGCTAATAAAGTCTAGTATGTATCAATCATTAGAGAGATATGTACTAGACTATACCTCTAGTAAGTCTAAATGGACTACTAGAGATGAACAGGTAGAGATTATAAAAGCTATGCCTGAATACTTAGTAGAGAGAGTATTCAGAGCTATAGCTACTCTACCACTAGAGGGAGGAGTATTACAGACTATTACTGGTATGATATTTACTAGCAAGGATAAGACTATAGTCTGGGATATTCAGTTAGGTGCGTTAGTACTAGCAGTATGTCAGAACTGTGGGCTATATGACATTAATCGTATTCCTAATGACAAAGGTAGTATGAGCTATCTAGTAAAACCTAATGCTGATTTAATAGCAGAAGGACTACTAGAGACTAATCTACCATTGGATTATGACCTTAGACCTAGCATAATTCCACTAGAGTACTCAGACCCTAGTGAACATATACTAGGGCATAAGGCTAATACGCTAATGGCTAGAGAGAATATTAGTAGTACAATTAATCTAGATATACTAGAGCATTTATCTAGTGTAGGGTATGGCTTAGACCTAGACTTCATAAATAGCACACTAGACGACACCAATAGAAGTGAAGGTGTTAGTAAGTTCAATTCTAAGCTGAGAGATATGGCTAAGGAGTATTCCACTAGACCATTCTACTTTGAGTGGAACTATGATAAGAGAGGTAGGATATACTCCAAGGGATATCTCATTAATGTTCAGGCTAATGAGTATGGTAAAGCCTTGCTTAGATTCTATCATCCTAGAGAAGTGAACTCTAGAGGTAATGAGTGGCTACTCATAGACATAGCCAATGCTTATGGATTGGATAAGTCTAACTGGGAGACTAGATTACAGTGGAGTAAAGATAACCTAGAGACTATACTAAGTGATAGTAGTAGCCTAGAAGCTACAGCTAGTGATAAGTTACTATTCAGACAAGCAGTCAAGGAGTATAAGTACTACCTTCAGACTGGTAAGTCTAGGCAGATAGTCAGACTAGATGCTACAGCTAGTGGCTATCAATTGATGAGTGTCATCACTAGAGATGAAAAGGCTATGGAGATGCTTAATGTACTAGGCAATACTAAGAGACAAGACTTCTATAGCCTAGTATATGACAGAGTCAGAGAACTAGTACAACCTAGAGATAGGGATGACCTAGACCTATGGTTAGAGGCTAAGGCTAAGGAGTTAGACTTAGTAAAGCCTAGGGATGTCATAAAAGCCAGCATTATGACTTCGGGCTATAACTCTGTAGCTACACCTAAGATGATGCTAGGTAATTATTATGGAGTATTTGAACAAGCTATTGATGAGTTAGCTAGTGGAGCTAGTAGCTTGAAAGAATATATCAATAGCTTATATGAACCTAGATTGTATCATAGTTGGAAATTACCTGATGGTCATTGGGCTTATGTACCTAGCCTAGTTACTAAGACTCACAAGATTGAAGTTAAGGAATTAGATAAAAGTATCAAGTACCCTAGCTTTAATATTAGATGTGAGGATAATGAGGCTAGTAAAGACAACTGGAGAAGTCTAGCGGTAAATGTAGTACACAGCTTAGATGCGTGGGTATGTAGACAAGTAGTTACTATGCTAAGAGAAAGGGGCATAGTAGTCAGTCCTATTCACGATAGCTTTGGGGTATATGTTAATGACTGTGATGAATTAAGGAAGTGCTATAGATACACTCTAGCTAGACTGTATAAAGAGCCTATCCTAGAGTGTATCTTACAGCAAGTTAGTGATAAGCCTATAGATGTCAAAGAGTTTATGAAAGAAGAATATAACGAGGATATCTATAATGCTATTAGACACAATGAGCAAGGATATTATATCTGTTAAGAGTAACTGGTATGTTACTTGTTCATTGCCGCCTTCGGCGGCTATTGTGAAGTGTAATTTGTCTAAGGGTGTATTCCCTTAGACACTTTAATTTTTTCTGTAAAGGGTTACTGATGACATTCGATGAACTGCTTAGAGTTAAAAGGACTATTGAGAGTTATAAGCATACTCTTAAAGTTATAGCTGAAACTAATAAGAATACTATTGATTTTATGCAAGTCATAGTAGACGATACTGACAAAAGCATATATTTAGAACCTAAGAATAAAGATAAAGTCTATACTAATCTCTTAGATGTTATTAAAGACTATGGAGATGACTCTGTAAGTACTGGGTTTGTTACTCTATGGAATATACTCTTTAAGGCTATAGGAGATATAAAAGGTAGTATACGCTTTAGTCTTACAATAGATAATGTATTAGATAAGATACATCTAGATATAGGCTTTATACATATGGAATATAACTTAAAAAGGAGTAGTGAATGCTAACAGAAGTATCATTTAATTGGATGGTTAGAAGTTTCAAAAATAATATTCAAAAAATACGAGAGATTATACTTAATAATGAGGAATATGAAAGTATAGGGTCTATACATCTAAGAGTATTGAATAAAGAGAGGTCTACAATTTTAATCCCTAGAACAGGTGAATATACATATGATGGTATCATAGATATTCTAGAGAACTATGATAGAGAAGTAGCTAAAGGTGTATTAAATCTGTGGGATATATTTATGACAGCTTATGCCAATATAGAACCTATAGAACTTCGTGATATTACTATAGATTTAGATATTCTATTTGATAGAAACAAGATAACTCTAACTATAGACCACATATTACAATTTGAGAAGGAATTGAAAAGATGACTCTAATAGAGTACTATGGAGAACTACTGGAGAACCTAGAAAAGTTAATAAATACTAGAAAGTATATTCTAGAGAATTATAATAGACTAGAGGGTAATCTTGCAAATACTGATATAAATATAACTAGTAATTTACATCAGCATTACAATCTAGTAACTATAATAGAAACTGGTAACACTGCTAGAAGCTTTGCTAGATTTGAAGGAGAAGTAAATGTATTAAATAAGTACTTCTCAGGAGATGGTGATATTTTATTGTCTAATGCTATACAAGGGAGATTATTCTCCAGTATAAATAGATATAATTATTTTATTAATAGAGCTGGAACTTCAGAACTTTTAGGTATTGAAAATACTGAATCTCTAGTTCTACAGTTATTTCTATTCATTCAGACTTTTAAATATACTCAAGAGAAGTTCTTAGATGATAGAGCTGTATTTAAGAACGACAATCTAGAGATTACATTAGACCCTAATATAAAGCTAGATACTCCTATGATAACTCTAGTAATTACAGATAGGACTAGTAGTCCAGATTATCAGATGATTCAATTAGCAGATAATCTACAAGTCAAGTTTAACTCTAATAAATTACTGAATATAAATAGTAATAAACTAAAGGCTTATCTGTTAGAGCTACTAGATTGCAATATAGATATCTTACAGAGAAAGGAGGTTGTATTACTAGGTGATGGTGAATAGACCATCTTGATTATTTTTATTTGCAAATGAAAAAAGGACATTTATGAAAAAAGCAGAGGAACTTCTAGCAGAGTTGCTTGAAACTCTAAAGAAAGCCGATAGTAAAGAAAAGACTACTAAGGCTTATAAAGGCTATGTTAATGCATCTAGCATTGATGAGGATACTGAGCCTAAGGCTAGCTTCGACACAGTTGAGGAAGCAGCAGAGTGGGCTATGAAGCAGGGAGATAATCTAGTTACGATTATTAATCAAGATTTTGAGAAAGTATATTCAGACTTTCCTAATATCAAGACTAAAAAGACTGTAATTCGTATCTCAACTGATAATGATATAACAGCTCTTAAAATTGCTAAGATAGGTCAGATAGCTATGAGTGGTTTTATCGACACTTTTGTAAATGATGAACATATTCTAGCTACTAGTGGAGAGACTAGGATTAATAAGAAATCAGATAAACCAAATACGTTTGATATTACTATCTTTAAGAAGGAGAACTAAGATGACTATTCAAGAAATTATCGACCAACGAAAGGCTGAGCAAACTACTAGGCAAGCACAGAGTAATAATAACTCTACTGATGAATCTACACAGGATAACGATGATATCCAAGTAGATGAGGTAGATATTACTACTCTAAAAGTTGCTGCTGGTAGTGGCAAATAATCATAGGGCTAGAAATAGCCCTAATTTAATTTAGGAACGAAAATGACTAGAATTAATTATGAAACTCAGCTAAATAACTTATGCTTTAAAGCTACTAGAAATATAGATGATAGTAGTTTAAGTAATAAAACTAGAAATACTATAGATTTAAGTCTGATATTAAATAACAATAAGAGATATAACGATGATAATCTAAATAAGCATTTATCTATGAGTTTTATTACTAGATATGCTTTTACTGCTCCACAGGATAGACATACTGTATTTGGTAAAAAGAATAAGAGATTATTACTAGATAACTATGTACCTTATCTATTCTCTAGAGACTTAGGATATCAAAGCAATATATTAGCTGCTATGACTTCCTATGTAGAGAGATTCAGAACTAAAGACTTTACTCTTAGTAGATTCTTTGAAAGATGGCTAAAACTAAAAAGAATACCTTTAGAGCAGCAATTAAAGAATCTAGGCTATGACCTTAAGAGCATTAAAAAAGACTTACTAGCAGTCAAGAAAAAGAAGCTAGATATTGTCTCTATAGGTTATGGAGGTATGATGTGTAATGTGTTTGAAAATCTAATAGAGCTATGCAGTATTTTAAATATGAATAGTATCTTTCATACTATTAGTATCTTTGAACAAGAAACACTAGAAGCTAGTAATATGCTAAGGCTTAATACTGCTGAATCTATGAACCTAGTTACTGATAATTCTATTATAAATAGAAGCTTTGGTACTAGATTAATTCTAGGTAAATTAAATCTAATTAATAGAGGTAAATTAAGTTCATTAGCTAGTATTTCTTTAATGCTGTCTAATAACTACTTTGACCTTAGAGATTTTTTACATAGTAATCATAGATACTTAGACCCTTATCATTGTATTTATATAGGTGCACCAGATTTTGAGACTAGACAAGTTTTTGCTCAGAAGTTTTTATCATTCTTAGCTTTATTGCATCAGAATGACAATGTATCTATCATTGCTAAGCCTATAGCTAATACAGCTAGTCAAGTAGAGACTTATGGAAGTATTAAACTAGCTCAGTTCTTTATGAATTGTCTAGTAGCTACTGTAGAGTTTATTAAGATACTAGCTACTAGAGATGATTTAAAAGACCTGTCTAATGAAGTCTTGTTTGATAAGACTTTAGATATAACTAGTTTAAACTTTACTGGAACTACTAATAATTATAGTACTGATAGAGTATTTACATTAGAGGAGTTACAACGATGACAATCGTAGAGGATGTATTTATTAATTCGTATTTAGATAGAGTACGAGATATGTTTAAGAGTAAGATAGAACTTCTAAGTAAAGTAGTTACTAGAATGTATGATAGTTCTACTTATTTACCTGATTATTCTAGCTTAGACGATAGAACTAAAGAGTTATTTCAGAATCTATTGCCTATCAATACTAATTATGAAGTTTTATGGCTTAATATAGAAAAATCAGGTAGATGGTTAAAGTTTCTAGAAAACTATACAGAGGATATGAATGCTCTAATAAGGGATAGTATTTTACTTGAAAGTAATAAAGCATTAGATTCTAAGGTAGTTAATATTACTACTACTTCTACTATTAATAGAATCCTAGAGGAAGTAAATAGTCTAGATAAAAGTACTTTATATGGAGTATTAATTAAGGATACAGAAAATGGTGAAGTATTTAATCCACTTCATCCTATGGTAGCTATGTCTTTAATATCTGCTGATACTTTTACTGCTAGAAAGTATATAGCTAGTATTTATTCTCTAAGTAGCCCTTATGACGAACAGATACTCATTGATGATAGAGAAAATCTCAATAACTTATATTATGAGATTCTTAATCTCTATGAGGATAGAGTAACATCTCTTAAGAAAGCTTGCTTTGAGAATAATACTAAAATAGGTAATGGTACTCTTAGAGATATACTTGTAGATGCTGTTAATAACTATCTAGGTACTCCTTCTAATTTGTCAGCTATATTAGATGAACCTATAGATTTATCTCCATTAAATTACTTATTTGATAACTTATCAAAACAGGTAAAGAATGCTTATACATACTTCACTGATAAAGAGACTATAGAGAATCCAGAGATGAATGTATATATCCCTTTACAGATGCTATCTAATGGCTTTGTAGTACCTTATTATGGAGTAGCCCAAATACAAAGATATCTAACTACTAGAAATCTTGCAGGATATGCTAGTATAACTCCTATGATGAGTAATAACATAGGCATAGGTAGTCATTCTGTATGTACTGGAGATTTAGATAATACAACTAGAGAGGGTTTATTAACTCTTAATATTTCTAACGCTAATAGTGCTTACTCTCATCATATCTTACATCCTAAATGGAAAATATGGACTAAGATATGTATAGAGAATACTCTCAAATTATATAAGGAAGTAGGATGGATCAAGTAAAAAGAATAATAGATTACTCTAATGGTAAGATAGTTAATATTACTCTATGGACACAGAAGTCTTTAGAGGCTATTAGAGCTAATTCTGGCGAATTAAGTAGTTCTAACGAGTATCAGGTACATTATTGGGCATTACACTTAGAAAAGATATTTAAAGATGGCTCTAAGTTTTGTATTCAAATCCCTACTGTATTTTATAACTATCCTCAGGAAGTCTCTAGTACTACTGTAGATTTTAATCTAGCAGATGTAGAGAAAGTATCTGATGAAGTAAAGGAACTTCATAATATGAAAGTTCAGGAGTTATTGACTATGCTAAAGCAGTATTTTAAAGATTATGAGTTTAGGTCAGTTCCACTAAATACACTGCATAAACACCCTTAGGAGCTAGTATGTATGTAGATAAGATAGATAAGGTTTATAAAGTTTTCCTAGACTGGACTATGAGCTTAGAGCCTTTTATAGACCCTAAGACTAGTATGATAGATGAACTATCTATGAATATGGCTATGACAGAGTATAACTTTGGTCTAAGGGTAGTCTTAATAGAGGATATGACTATTAAGCAGATAGATAAGCTTAGAAATGAACTAGTATCTAAATTAGATAGCCTATTATCTAGTGAATATAGACTAAAGCTAGACTTCTCTGTAGGCTCTGATGATAATACTTTGAAAGTGCTAGTAGTCTATAAGGGAACAGAACCTTTAGCTTTTATAGTTCACGATAAAGATAGTATCTATAAAGTCTTTTTAGATAGGTCAGAAGCTGAGAAGTTTAAATCTAAAGACCAAAGAGTTAGAGCTCTATGGGAATCAGATTTTAAAGAGTTTCTATGGGATTTTAAGAAAACTGCTAGTGAAATAGTTAAAGAACATAGATTAGCTAAAATAGCAAAGGAAGTATTAAATGCGAAAATACCTAAAGACAAATAATGTAGACCAAGTTGATGGTCAATCCTTTAGTGGAACTGATTTAAATACTAGTCTAACTAAACCTGGAATAGTGTTTCCATTGGCTAGTGGAGAGAATGTAGTATCAGTTAGTTCTATTGTAGATCATCATAGTGGTAGAGTAGAGTTAAAACATACTGAAGCAAGATTAGCTACTCTAGTAGGTGATACTATGACTTATAGCAAAGGTAAGTGTGTAGCTATAGTAAAAGATATGGATAGTTCTATTGAGCCTAGTGAAGCTGAAAAGATACTAGACATTAAGCCTACATATATAGAAGGTAAGCCATATATAGTTTATAATGGCTTTAATGATAATAGTATCTTAGATAACAACTTCATTGATAATCTAACTAAATTGTGGGATAGTATAGACTTTGAGCCAGATACTGATTGTATCTTTGATGAAAATCTAGATACTAAGACTTATGTATATCCTGCTTATAGAAGTACTCCTGGTTATGGTTTTTATCATACAGAACATACTCTAGAGCCAGAGGATGATTATGGTGAATTAGAAGCTATACTAGATGACCTAAAAGATACTCCAGGACTAGTAAATAGAGTTAAGTTTATGTCTATGACCGTAGCAGAAATTAAAGACTATCTAGAAGCTCTAGTAAAGAAGCATAAACTAGATAAGAAGCTTATCAGTGGTATTAAGTTTATGTTTGTTAAAGATACATTACTAGAGACTTATAAAGATATTCTTAGTGAATTATATACAGTAGAAGGAATAGAGTGATGTTTGAAACATTGTTAGTTCTTATGATAGTTTTCTTTATCGTTAGTGGTGTTTATTACTCTTTTAAATTTTATGAGTTTATAGATGATACTAAAAGACTTATAGAAAGGGAGAGAGATGAGTGAGGAATCTAAAGTATTTATAGCTATGATTACAGCCTTTGTAGTACTGGGAATAGCTGGTTTAATTGGTAATGTAGTTTCAAATAACCATAAGCTTGATTCTATTAATAATCTAGTCAATAAAACTACTGAATGTAATTGTACTATTGATAAAAAGGAGATTGACAAATGAGTGATTTTGTAGTAATACCTGTTGTATTGATTATAATATGTAGCTTAGCTATTATATTTCTATGGTTTAAACCTAGTAAAAAACTAGAGAATAATACAAGTATAGACTTACAGACTTATAGGGATGTAATTGTAAATAAAAGTATAGTAATGTCAGAGTGGGATAGATTATGTAAAGATATCCTAGAACGTAATTCTAATATCTCTGAAATCTTTACTAGACATTCTCAAAGTAAAAAGAAACTAGGTTCTATTAGATTTGATGTTATAGTTAATGATAGTACTTATACTACTAAGCTAATTAGAAATATATTTGCTGAGGAATTGCTAAAGCAAAAATATCAATGTCAAATTATAAACTGCTATAGAGCTACAGAAAAGAACTTTGTGATTTATATTAGACCTTACAGAACTCATAACTATGCGGGTAGTATTTGATATCGAGACAAGCCCATTAGTGGACTTAGTAAAAAATATAGAGCATATATGGTGTATAGCCTTAAAGATAGATAATAATCCTACTAAGATATATACTT